CAAGTTTTCTTGTTCTTTTTCATACTTGTTAGCATCGTCTCCTTCGGGTTCAATTACCAACTCTCCATTGTTGTTTATACTTCCAACATTATCTCCACTATGAGATAGCATCAATTCACCTTCTTTGCCAGAAGTATTATCAACAATCATAGGTTTCTCCAATATTTGTGATTTGTAAATAGAAGGAGTTGTTGAGCCATCCTCGTTCATATCCGAAAAACAATTGATTAGAAACAAACCACTGGATTGCTCGACTTCTGTTATAGTCTTTACGCTTACTTGTGTTCTCATATCAAACAGTCGTTAATACAGATGATTGGAAAGCAACGTCAATCTCATTCGGATAATAAACCTCAGCCAAAACTCCTCCGTTATCCTCTATGATATTACCGTCAAGGTCACGCATTACAAACCCTCTTACACGTGGTAGTCGGTATTTCGGTACGTTTATATCAGCGTGAGGATAAAAGTGCGTATCAGGCACGTATCGAACTCCATCAACATTCTTAGCAGCAAACAAAAGGTTTTCCCATTCAACCTTATCGCCATACTCCCAGAAACGATAGTCAAACAACTTCGACATCTGAATTTGTATCTCTCTTCGTACTCGGTCTTGGTCGTAGGCAGGGTCAATATCTACTCGGAACTCAATGTCAACAGGTAGCCAATCAACGTTGTTTAATTTCAACGCATAATCGGTTGAACTCCTTAGAAGTTCTGACAGTGATAAATACTCCTCCGAACGGCTCAATATCTCGTTGAACTCATCATCCGTGAAGTCTTGTCCATTTACCGATACTACAATCAAATTCAATCTGCCGTCCGCATCAATACCTCCTTTATGAAGTCTCAAAACGTTAGGATTGATTTTCATAAAGACTTGTTCAAGATAAGACAGCGTTGTTCTTGCCAACTGATTGATACTGTCTTTAATTCTCTGACGGAACAAGTCGTCATCTTCCTCATCTCGTCCACCAGTCGCTCGGTACTCGTTAGTACAAGTCAAGTGACCAGTAGGTATCGGATTGACTTTGTTAATAGACAATGGGTCAACATTGGTATCAAGTCCTTCTTGGTCACAACGTACCTTCGCATAAGCATAGCCGTTCACGCCAATTACAACGTCCTCTTCCAATGAGAATGTTATTCCCGAAGTACTGGTGAAAGTATGGACATCTTTCAAATAGGTCGTTCCTTCATCAGCAATAAGTCGTACATAAGTAGAACTTGCGGCAGCACCAAATCTCGGAGAAACGCCACGAATAGCAGCAAGCTCGTCCAAGTAAACTCCATAAGCCGTATCAGGGAAGATATGACCTTCCACGATAGCTTGGTTTACAAGACACTTCTGACCTACCTTAGCACAACCGAAGGCAATACCATTCAAAACTGAATCAGCTCCAATGTCATTAATCTTATCTGTTTTGTTCATGAGTATTTCCAAGAACATGAGCTTGAGCTCATTAACAGGCGTTATCTTTGTAATCATATCACTATTTTTTTCTCAGTTTTATAATCGTACTTTGTTTTAATCTCAACCGTTATCGTCATGCTTCCATTTTCGTAAGCAAAGTCAGTAATGACTGCGTATTCAAACAAATCGTTCTGTAAAAAGTTATTTTGAATATCTGATACAAGTTCAGGGTAGGCGAATGTTTTGGTATTAACGCCAGTGATTAGTTTAGAGTTTTTACCAAACAACATATTCTCAGGAACATCACCCCGATTAAGTTCCATCAAAATATCACATTTCTGTTCTATGTTAGCTTGGAACTCTACCAATACCAAATCATTGTCTTTGAATGTTATCTTTCTTGCAATATCCTTTCCATATATACGCTTTCCGATAGGCTGGTCAAGTATCGTAGTTACAACGACATCAACTTGATTATTCACAAGAACATTCATCGGAGTGAGCTTATCAATCTCCCAATCTCCTTCGTTCATATCGTTACTCAACATCAAGTCAATCCAATTTGAATTATCTTGATTGATTTGTTTAACGGAGTTTGCTACATCTTCTACTGTTCTGTAACCTCCTACTGACGAAGCGACTTGTATGAAAGGTTGATAACCTCTCTTTGTTATAGAAGTTCTGCGGAACTTCGGAAGTTTATTGATTTTCTCAATCGTTGTATTCAAATCTTCCAAATAGTCCATTAGCTCCCAATATCCACAAGTAGCGAACTTATTTGCGAAGTTCTTGAACTGCGCCATAACGTCCTTACATTCTGAAGTAAGCTCCCGAAGTAATATCAAATGTGAGTTATCAACCCCCTCCGTTTGTCCTGAAAAATATCGGTTTATTTCAGGATAGGAATTGAGCATGAAACTCCGATACTTAGCCAAAAACTGGATAAGCGGATATTTTGTAACTTGTTCAAATTCTAATACTATTGATTCCATTATATACCAATATTTAACGCTCCGAAGGTAGCACGTGAAACATCTTTCAAAATATTGCCTATTCCCTTCGCAATAGCTCCCGAAGCAACGGTTGTTAGAAACTTGGAATTTTGTTCCTTTTGGTTTCTAACAGCAGACGCAGGAGCAACGGCTTTCATCTCCAAAGAATAGTACCAAAGCATGTTGTTTTCGATACTCTGTGAATATGAGTCTTGCATCACTTCTACAACGTAGTGAGTATTCAAAGCGTAATTGTTGAATATCAAGATACATGGATTGCCGTTATCGTCCAGCTTATTAGAAGCCTCAACCATATTCTTCAACATCTTCGTAAGCCCATACCCAGTCTTTATCAAAACATCACTATCCATAACACTAAAACCCATATTGCCTCCGAAGAAAGGAATTGTTGAAACGTTTTCTGTTTCTTTCATTCCCAATAACAATCTGAACTTTCTGCCGAACGTACCTTGAATTGAAATATCTCTCGGAACGAAGGTTGAATTGAACAGAGTTGAAACCCCTTTGTTAGTTTTAGTTATGGTAGCAATTTGAGTCTTATTCTCCAATATGTTGTTAGGCATAACAACGAAGGTCATAAAACCTTTGGTATTTCCAGAGCTATCTAACAACTCCAATGAACACATATAGTATTCAAAGTTGTCTGGGGCAAGCGTATGAAGTGCAGCCTTTCCGATAGTCACCAACGCTCCTCTTGCGTTCTCAACTACACTATTGACTGTACTTCCTGCTATTCTACCAGCTTGATTCAAAAATGCCATAACTTTATTTATATTTTATCAACTTTATAACTGCTTATTACGATATAGTTCCAGTGCCTGGCCCACTTGTCGCTCCAGCTCCTCCTGAAGTAGCTACTGGAATACCAGGCTGAACAGTAACAGTTGCTGTCTTTATCCAAACATCTACTCCTTCAGCAACGGCAGTAGCTACAGCAGTCGCAAAGGCGTTTTTAACTTCATCAGAATTTGATTCATTACTTATCGGAGCGTTCAACGCTTGTAAAATCTTTTCTGTCAAAGTAACTTTCAATGCATTCGTATCAAGTGCCATAATTATTCAAGATTAGAAATTTTACTTTTGATTGTATCTAACTTCGCTTGTATAGCAGCAAAAGAAGCAGCATTCACAGGCGTTGAAGTAGCTCCCACTGGAGAAATAACGGTAATTGCTTGAATAGCTTTTAGCATCTCGTCCAATAAGTCCGCCAGTGTATTCCCTAACACCATCGGCTCTTTACCGCTATTGTGGTTTATCTTCTTGCTAATGATATCAACTTCTCCGTCCTTAGCAACTACCTCGTTTTCAAATTCATCCTTGTAATTCAACCCTACGCCAAGTTCATATGATAAAGACATTTTTTCTTCGCCCTTCTCCTTGACTTTTAACGTAGCCTTCTGATTAGTAACTACATTTACGGACTTATTACCAATGATGTTTATTTCGTTATCGCAAGAAACATTCAAAACTGAATCAGCGTTCTCGGAACTCAACTTGATATCAATATTTGCAGGCTCTTCTTTGTCTCCCAATATTGTTATATCAAGTCCAGCTGTATTACCGTCAACGAATATCTCAACATTTCTCGTTTCAGTTCCTCTCTTTAATCGGTATTGGTTTTCATCCAAAGAATAATAATCACCCTGTTTACGCAATACCGCTACAATAACAGGAAGTTGAGACACCGCATCCTTAACCCAAACAACTGGCGTTCCTCTGTTTTCCTCGTCAGTAGGGAATTTGATATTTTGCATGACGTTTATATCAGCATGTACGCCACTGAAATACCCATATCCCTTCCCTCCGTTTATCGTCAGAGTATTAGTGCGGTAGCAATCATTTATATATTGAACTCGGTCAACCTCCGAAGGTACGACAACGAAGCCTACACCAGCTGAACCGATACCAGTGTCCAAATTTCTTATGCCAATTACATCTTCTTCCATAACTATTTCTTTTTGCCTGTTACAGTAGCTTCTTTGGTAATAGTTACTTCAAATGAATTATTACCAGTTGCCATCATACGATACTTATTGATGTTCTCCCAATATAATTGTTGCTTAGACATAAAGAAGCCGAAATTGTCGACATTCACTTTCCACTTTGAAATATAGTCCTTCCAATTATCAGCAGTTATCTTTTCAATGTCAAAATCTTCTCCGAAGTCTATGATATCAAAGTAACTGAATTTCTTCAATCCTATCTCTTTGCCGTATATATAAGCAGGGTACATTCCTTTGGACACTTGCAAGGTAGTCATTCTGCTCACACCTTGCGTTGTTACGTCATATGTATTCGTAACAGCATCCACGTAGAATATCTCACCCGAAGTCGGAAGCATTATGACCGTACCTCTTTTGATGCGTCTATCCCCAATCAGTGTTATTGTTCCTCTTCTTGTGAAGGCATTGTAAGCATTACTTTCAACAAGAAACTTAAAATCACGTACAGCGTTGCGTATAATTCTATCACCGTTTTGAGAGTTTTCCGATTTATCAGAGTTGAAACGTCCAGAGAAAGCAAAGTTGAAATAATTACTTTCTACGCAAAGCGGTCTGCTTCCCCAAACAGCGGCAAACTCTGGGAAGAACACCGCAGGCATAAACAAGTTAGCTTCTCGAATACCAAGCAAGTCGGCATAAGGTACATATTGATACCATGAGTATATTCCTTGATTATTCCAAGTAAGGTCGGTTGTTAATATATCCGCTTCATCAAGAGTTATCAAAGTAAGGTCAATCATCTTTGTAAAACTCTCTTTATCAAATGGCGGTTTACGAACAATCCAATAATATTGGTTACCAAATGTATCTCCCATAAACTCCACCAACGGCTCCTGACATACCTTTCGGAAGAAATTCAATAAAGAGCCTTGCTGGGTTGAAATTCCTGAATCAAGAACTTGTTTATCAGCAACCGAACTATCAACCAAAAGTTTCGTTATCTGCCATACACCAGGTGCTAACCTTTCTTTTGCTACTGTATTCTGTCTTGGTTGTTTCTTCGGAGTATATTCTGTAGCATCGGGAACGGTTATATCAGAATGAGCTGAATACTTGTAAGCTGTTTGAGTTTTGATTTCACTATCAGGGAAACTTAACCAAGATGGGTCTCCATAATTAAGTATCTTTCCAGTCTTTTTTGATACCAAACGTTCCTTCGCTAAAAACCAATATTTAGGGTCAACAGCATTACCGCTTGAATTTCCTCCCTTTCGGACTTCCAAGTGTAAGTGTGGGCCAGTGGAATGACCTGCATTTGGGTCTCCTTTCGCTCCTCCCGTGGTTCCAATTCGTTCTCCTTCGGCTATCTGATAACCCACGTAGATATGACTATCAACGGAATGAAGGTGCATTAACAGAATATAGATATAAACGCCCATCTCAACCTGATGTTGAATAGTAACGTACAATCCAGCTCCGTTCTTTTGAACTTGTTTCGTTATAATCTTACCGCCCAAAGGAGCTTTCAAAACAGTACCGACAGGAACGCCAAAGTCAATACCATTATGGTTTTTGATTTTACCGTCCATGTGTCTTTTGCCAAAGTCGCTCGTAACTATGAGTTGCGATTGACCTTCCAAAAAACCTTTATAAAATGTTTTATAATTAGCCATTGTTTTCCTTCTTTTCTGGTTCAAGCTCTATGTACTTCGTTCTATCTTCGCCCCAAGTTTCAAAGACATATCCTGGCACTACTTCTACGTTGGCAAGCTGAGAAATAACCCCTTTCAGAATATAGCTTATGTCCATGTTAATACGGTTAGCAAAAATATCAATCTCTCCAGTTACTCTCCGAAGTCGGTTGATTGGGTTGTTATAAGTATTATTCATAACATCTGCTTCACGAATATCACCCTGTTTGCCGTAGCTTTGTTCATTTGCAAATACTCTGCTTGGGTCTGAAGTAGTGGACGGATTAAAGAAGAAAGAACCGTCCTCAATCAAAAGTTTCATCAAGTCTCGTCCAGTGATTTCAACATACGCTTCTGAAGATTGGGAGTTGGTAACAACCTTTACTTCATCTACCAATCCTACCATATCGTAAACTCCATTAGCAAGTTTAGTACTGACTTTGAAATTATCGGTATCACCACTTTGATATGAATTTCCTTCTACGTCTTTGTAAAAGTCTTTTACTAATTCCATATCAAGTTTCTCAAACGAAATAAACAATATATCATTAGAGCTTATCAACCAATTGAAATAATTAGCTTCTATATCATCAAAACTTGATTTAGCATAATACTCTCCCCTTTCTCCGTATTCGTATGATACATCGTTTTTGGAAGCATTGCCCCTTTGACCAGCCATGTCTCCGTATTCCCTTTCTCCATTCTTGCCTTTCAATATCTCAGTTATGACGGACACTCCTTCACTTCGGGCACTGATGATTGGAAGCCTCATCGTGAAACTTCCTCCGTTGGACGTTACCGAAGTAGCAAGTGAAATTATATGACGGCTCAAATCAGCAAACTCAGTGAAGTCATGACGTTCCATTGTTATGGTTTTCTTTCCTTGAGCGTCCAAACTAACATAGTAAAGACTTTTGAACCAACCCATGACTGAACAATCAGGACTTCGTTTTGAGCTATCCGCTACACGATAACCTTCATCTTGGTATATATCTTGAATCTTATCTGCAGCAAAGGCATAAAAGTCCTCCGTATTAACTTGGGCATTTGTTTGAGCTATTGCCAATTCAGCTGTAACCTTACTGGGATTTATTCGGAGAACGCACGGAGAAGGCAGCCAAGAGTTGAGAGACAGGTCGTCAGCACTCTCTGGCCACTTACCGCTTCCAGCTTTCTCTATTTCCTTATCAAGCTCGGTATATTGTTGCCATATCAAATCTTTATTGAGGTCAAACAACTCTTGAGGACTTACACCATAAATGTAATTCCTTTCCATGTAATCTGATATGGTCATTCTCTTGCCTCTATTATAAAGCAAGATATAATCATTGTTATTGTGAGTCGTTTCTGCCATTATTTGTTACCTCCCGATTTTGTTGTGTTTTGAGTAGGCATAGTTGTTGTACCTGTAATCTTACCAAGAATTTGGTTGAGAACTGAAACAACTTCGTTCTTTCCTTTCGTCCAAGCCGTAGTGAATTCAGTAGCTTGCGCCGCCCATGAATCCATATTTTGACGCCCAGCTCGGTCAAAGTCTCCTTGATTACCAATACCGCCTTTCAATACACTTCCAGCCATAGTACCAGTATCGGAGAACTGACTAATATATTGGTCTAAACGGTCAGGAGCTATATCAGGCAACAAGGACTTGAATGCAAAGTAACCCATCTGAGTGTCCGTACCTCCGAACTGTTGAGTGATACGTTGTATAACAGATTGCATTATCTTTCCTTCATTCTCAGGATTGCGAAGTTCACGGTCAATCAAGTCCATACGTCCGCCAGTCTCTGGGAATAAGTCAGCAACGGAACTATATATCAACGCTCTCATCCTTTCGTTCATAGGCTGTTGAATCATGCCTTGGAAAGATTGATAGTCAGTTCCAATTCTTGAATCTTGAGTTATACCTTGAACGGCTGAGAAGGCTGCTAAATTCGCATTCGCTACATCATAGCTCGGTCGGTCGGCTCTATTCATATATGAGCCCATTATCTGTTGCTGAATATCGTACTTCTCTTGAACCCTTGTGAAGTCTCCCATAGATACTCCTGAGCCTTCGATACCATTCAAGATAGTAACCAAGCGTGAAATAGCTTCTGTAACATTCAAGCCGTAACGGTCATATTGTCCTCCTTTTTCCAAAGAGCCTTCTGAAAGTGCAAGGTTTCGTTCCAAACCTATTTGACGCATGGTTTCTGCATACCAATCATCCGAAGTACCACGTGCCCTCGTTCTCCTCGCTGCGTTACCAGCGAACTCCTCCGTATCATAACCAAAGTTGGTATAATTGATACCCCTGAAGTTAGCATCAGGCAACATAGCTCCTAAATAGTTTGAAGCATCCCCTCCTTGATAACCAGTGGTGGCTCTTAAAGAAGCCAAGCCTTGCATTGATTCGTATGAATCGGAAGTACCAGTCAATGACTTAGCTGCTCCAGCGGCAACTCCTACCCATCCCAAGAAGCGTAGTGCTGCTTTCAGACCCATCCCCGATAAACCTGCTATGGCTGAACCTCCACCCATTATAGTGCTTCCAATGTCGCCACTTTGAAGTCCGCTGAAAAGTCCTTGAATACCCTGAGCACCTTGCAACGCTGAATCATAATAAGGTCTGCCTTGTTGAGCAGCTCCTCCTCCCAATACCCTTCGGAGTTGGTCGTTCACATCAGCAAGACTTCTTGAAGCTGCCATAGCTCCTTCCTCGCTGTCTGCTGAATCACGTTGCTGAATCAACTCTCTTTGTTGAGCACGAAGCCTTCCAATATATGAATCAGGTGCATCACCGCCTTGATTCGATTGACGGTTGAAATACTCGGTCAGCTCTCGGATAGCGGTGGTCAGTTCAGTTTCCGCTTGAGTCCTTTCGTTTGCTTCCTCTTGATTGATTTGCTCTTCTTCTTGGTCATATTGACTTCCTATAATTCTGTACTGTCTTTGCCTTTCCTGCTCTAATTGCTGGTCAAGCATAGATGTATAGAATGGGTCATTAGCATTTGGGCCAAGTCTTTGAAGTCCTTCCTGTCTCCTCTTATCAATATCAGCTTCAATAGCATCATAGTCGGAACTCATACGCTTGCGCATGTCGTCTCGTCTTGCGTCGTACCTTTCCGATATACGGTCATTGACAGCTCCTCTTGTTGCTTGACCGTATTGATTGATAATTTGAGTCATCGAAGAAGAACCAGGCACCAAGAGAACTCCACGCTGTTGCATTTCCCTCCGAACGTCCTCAATCATTCGGTCATTAGAAGGAACGGCAGAACCACCACCCCCGCCAGAAGCTGGAGGAGTAGTGGAACCGCCTGAACTTGGGTTTCTGCTTACATTGTCCAACTCGTCTCGGAGTTGGGAAGCGTCACCACGTATGTTTACCGTTACATCTGCCATAATTATTCTTGTTTATCAAATTGACTCAAATCTAATTTTTCAAAATCTTCATCAATTTCTTTCTCCGTTACTTTAACAACCTTTTTGTTATTATCAACCAATCCCAATGCTTCGTTTTCGGCTTCATCCTCATCGCTGTCGGTATGGCTGATAGCTCTATTGATAGCAACTTCCTCTTGGAACTCTATATACATGTCAATGAAGTTCATCTCTTTATGCTGAGGTGAACCGAAAGGCACGTGATATCTTTTGCGCCACCAATAGTCAATAGGAAATTGATGCCAAGAAGAAAGGAAGTTATCAACCCTCTTCTCCAGCGTCAGCTCCCTCTTCAGTTTTGTCTCCGCCATCGTTTAGTTTTATGCCTTTGAGTTCTGCCATTACCTTGTCAAACCAAGGCTTCAATTCCTTTTGATATGCTTCCACCAAGTCTTTGATGTCTTCAGGAGCAAGTGCGGTATAATTCTTGATATCATAATACTTCGCTACGCTCGGAACGCATACCTGAAGGAAGGAAATAGCATCTACCATATCCAAGGCATAATACATGCTTGCTACGCCACTCGCTGCCATAACCCCATATCGGTTATTGGTTAGAGCCTGTTTCAGACTTTCCAAGTCAATTAGCTGCCCAACGTTGGGGAACTGAGCCGTGAACGTCTTTTCTCCGATACTGAATTTTTTCTGTCTTTCAATCATGACTTTACAATTTAGTTTATTTACAATAAAAAAAAGGTAGTACGTTATTCACATACTACCTTCCTATAACTGTTTATTTTAGCTTATACAATCCCGTTGTACAAAATTGGTTCCAAATACTCGAATTCAGTATCACGTCCTGAAATCTGACCTTCTTGAATATCGAAGCCTTCACGTGTCATGAACGCTCCTACTGTTTTCGCAAAAGTCTCATATTTAGTAGAAACCAAACCAGTTTCATTATCAATTGCTCCGTCCTTTACTTTCCGAAGGATAGCAATTTCCAGCCCATCCTCTTGAAGCAGAATAGCATTTGCCCATTCTTCTACTGTACCAGCGTTTCTGAACGCTCCCTTCTTCATTTTGTTAGCCAAAAGGTTGAAGTTGATAGTGTAAGAAGAACAACTCAAAGAACCACTCCATTCCAAGGCAGGCAGCTCATCTGGGTTCAATCGTCCAACGCCAGTAACACGTCCACGTCTGATGTTCTCGGTGATACGCACGTTTTTCATTTTGCCCACGGTAACTGAATTTATCTGGATGATAGCCAAGGGGGCAGTCATCACTTTTTCATTCTTTGCCATAGTATGTTATCTTTTATTTGTTATACTTCTACTGAAAAATCCAAGATATTCCCGATAAAGAATGTCTTGTTCACTGGTACGTTAGGCACGAAGTCGTAAGTGATAAAGTAGTCGCTGTTTTTAGCAACAACCTTAACATTCTTCCAACTGATAAGCAAGTTATCATTGCCAGGATATGCTACCAAAGAAGCAAGTTTTGTTTCAGTGAAGTTCTTAACCGACTGAGGAGAAGCCTGAGCTGCCGTCTGTCCTGTAAACCTCGTTTGTCCTTCCAAAATAAGCTCTTTGTTCAACTGAGCCTTGATAAGCTCTACGGATAACTCAAACGACTGACCATCATCGGCAATTGTTTTCTTATTATCCAGTAAGGTAGTTACACCTTGGTTGACGCACCAATAACCCGATACGTTGCGAACATGCATGATACCTGCTTGTAACGCTCTCTCTCTTTCTCGTTTCTTCAAGTCGTAAGCGAAAGACTGATAACCTACACGCTTGAAAGTAAGCGGAGTTTGAGCAGCCATACCAGCATTCAACCCTACGATTGCCGCAGCAAGGTAGATAGTATGAAGCTGTTTTGTACCGTTCTGGTCTTTTCTCGTTACGATAGGAGCACCGTGTACACAAACTACCTGACCTGAATTGAAATACTTAGCAATTGACTCGGAACTGTTCGTGTCTCCAAACAAGTCGGTATCGTCCTCACCACCTGGCACTACCATAAATTCAGTGAACTTAGCAGTCTGCTTCAAGAATGTGAACAATTTACCGTTTGTTGCCGCATCTGTTCCTTTGCCGTTAGCAGCATTCAAGTTAGTCGTAAGGAAGAATGTAACGTCCAACTCTGCGATTGCTTCTAACACATCCGCATATTCCGTACCGCTCATGTACTCGGTTGTACCTCCAGCAGCCAGCGTCAAAGCTACGGCAGCCAATTCTGTTTCCCCATCACCAGTCATACTTACAACGAAGTTAGCAAGCATTTGCTTGTTTGACCTCGCCCAATCGTACAACTCCTGAAGAGTAGTAAGGTCACCCGATTCAGCAATAAGGTTAGGAACGGCATCCGCCAAGCTCTTCGCTCCGAAGGCTTCACCCGCATCGTCCACGCCCATGAATGAACCACGGAAAACTTGAAGTTTGAAAGTATCAGCGGTTTCGCCAGCTACAATTTGAGCTCCGTAACCTACTTTCAGAACGTCATCAACTTTTACTCCGTTACCAACAATACCTTCGTTCTTACATTTCAATACCAAAGCATTGGAGCCTGATATGGTAGTGGTAAGAGTTGCGCAGGTAGTTTTGGCGGCACGGACATAATACAACTTAGGAGCACCTGCTGCGCCATCCAAAGGTGTGAAAATCTTGTTAGCTATATCGCCAACCAGACCTCCTCCCATGAAAGCCAAAAAGTCCTCATAGTTTGTAAACTCATACACAGACTTCAAGCCTTGTGCGAGTTCACCCTGAACTCCTGAACCTCCAGCATACTCGTAAGCTCCGTTCATTGCTAACCCAGTGTCGATAATCATAACATTACCGAACTCGGCAACGTTTACGACTGACGTTGGATTATACACGGTAGCAGCATACGAACCAGGTTCAATGTAGTTCTTGCCATGAAAATTAACTACTGTTGCCATAATCTTTTGTTTATATGAAATTATTTCAAATTTTACTCCTTATCTATACTTGAGCTTGATGAAGTATCATCGTTGTAATCAATCATTCGCATAATGAAATAGAACTTCTTTGCTACCTCTTGCCGTACAAGCTGTGGAACATTATGTTCATACTTAAATGTCAGATTGAGAACTTTATGGAACAATGGAACAGGTGTCAAATCATCCTGCATCATTATATCGTTACCCGATAACGAAGGAATGCGAATACCCATCAATTCCAAATGAGGAACCAGCATAAGCAGCATACTTTTCAGTATGTTATACACTACGTTTACTTCAGAGGAGTTATTGCTTGTAATCATGATTTGATACGTGCAATTATATGTCTGAGTAAAGTATTGTTGAGTTGCAATCTTCTTTCCTTCTACGTCCAATACATCATCTTCCAAATATCCTTCATCTTCTCCGATAGCAGCCTCACCCTGCTCCGAAGGAAGGAGAATGTGCATTGATATTAACTTAGCAACCTCCTGATTGTATCCGAAGTTTACGGATAGATTTTGAGGAGTCAATATCATCTTCTTTGCTTGAACGAAGTAATTATACAAGTTCATCTTAATCGGCTTGCCTTCTTCGTCCACGCCCAATATCTTATACAAGATAGTTTCTTTGTCGTCCGTTGCATGCTCTTTCAAGTCTTCACGCAATAATCGAACTATTGATTCCAAAGTATTGTAAATTACAATCTCTGGTAAAAGTATTCCACTCATAATATTGTTTCTAAATAGGTTGTCACTTCGTTTTCTACAATCGTTTCAACATCCGTTTTCTCAACTGCTTCTTCTGCTAAATGATAAGGCTTGATACCTTTATGAATCCAAGACAATGGGTCGGAGTTTGCTCCAGCTCGTCTGAATGTTCCGTAGGTATTCTGAGAAGTCTTACCATATTGAGCTTTTCTTTTCGTCAATCCTTCGTAGATAGAATTGCGGTGTTGATATTCCCCATAAAGAACTTGACCAGCTTCATTTACAATTGCGTCTCTTGATTGCGGTACATCATACGGAGAAGGAAGTTCAGGAGCCGTTAAACCTTTCCCAGCAGCTCTCTTTCTCATTATATCGTATATTTCTTGAGGCATCTCTCCAGTGAACCCTGCTTGTCCAAGAGTGCCAGGTGTACCGATACGGAACGGAATGGTCAAATACCAATCTCCTCCTTTGTACACTTGTTTACCTTTCTTGTTATATACAGGTATGGTGTATTTTACCTTTTGAGACTTTTTGAATCCTTCTTTCATGTCGAACGCAGAAGCACCTTGTTCAATCATGTTTGGAAGAACTCCAGTCAATACAATTTGTTTTGCAAATCTTCCTTTATCTACCTTTATCAAATGTTGGGTATATTCGGGAAGTGTTGAGTTCAGTTTTTGTTTTGCAAGAGCTTCCCAATTAGCATAGACTGCCGCAGTGACCGCATTCACGCAAGTCTCCGTCAGCATATCAATCGTATCGGCTGCTAACCCAAATTGGGCTTGAAGTCCTGATAAGTCTATTACTATTGGTTTCATATCTTGTTATCCTTTCGGCATTACAGTATTTTCAAAACTCTCCTCTCCGAACTTCTGAGCATCGAAGATATAATGAGCTTTCCTTGCTAACACATTTATAGGCATTTGCCTGAGCTTTTCGTCATCATAAGAACAGAACTTACTTTCACGAACTTTCATCAGCTCTCGGTTGGCATCTATAACATGGTAAACAGGATAGTGAGCATACCTTATCGACACGCTCATATTAGGCTGCTTTTGATTAACATCCTCTACTGGGAGAACGCTCAAAAGACTTTGGTCAAATACTATCTTGTTTTTATCAATCTTGTACATCTCGTCTGGGATAGGCTCTAACTTCGTAGCATCTCCCACGAACAAGTATATGTTTGTTACAAATAAAGGCTCGTAAACTGGATAAGCAATCAGCTCCTTCTCGAATAACACAGGGTTGAGTATCTCGGAGTAATATGCTTCCAATTGGGTCAAGATAATCCTATCCATGAACCCAAGTTTATCAATTCCTTTCGTAGTTATCGAAGCTGTACCACGATTAACCTCACTCCAATTCTCGTAGCGTTTCTTGCTATCCATATGCTGAGCAATAAGCCTTGTCTCATGCCTATCAACAAAAAACCAGCCTCTTCCTAAACAATTCTTACAGGTAGAAAGAGCCTGGCCAGTTGCTTTATCAACGCAAGGACATCTCAAAGCTCGGTCAATGAAGGCATCATATCCTTGGGTCTGTATGAGAGTTTCAAATTTATTGACGTCCCAACCTACTCTCGGATTGACAGCTGCCGCAGGAGTTTGAAAGGCAGTGGGCTTATCGGTTATGATACTTTTCCGATTTTTACCGTTACTTTCAGTTGCCATAATTACAATACTTCAAAAGGTATGCCACGATACTTGGATTTCAACGCAGGCATCATTCGGTTCATCTCGTCAACGTATGTTTTGATACGTCCTGCAAAAAGTCCTCCCTGAGCACTTCTCGCTAACGGAGTATTTTGACTCACGCCATCCAAACTTATCTGAATAGAAGTTATGCCAATACCATACAATACATCTCCGATAATAGCAAGAATATTCAACGCTGCCATCTTTGCTATGAAATCAAACAAGTCGGCAGGTATCTTATTCCAACCTGTGATGTACCTCGTTCTCCAATAGTTAGGAATATAAGTTTGACCGAACCATCCAAGATGCGGTGAAATGCCATTGTAGATTAAAGAGTTTTGAGTCATTGTCGCTCCTTCCTTACTACCAGTATTCGGTATCAGGTATATGTTACGATAAACGGCAACGGCTTCAATTTTCTTGATAGACAACCATTCCTTCGGATAGGTTATTTGACAAACGTCATTTATCCAACCTTCAAGATTGTCTATGTAATCAATAGGGTACATTGTCCTGATATACCCCCAAGACATAAATTCTTGCCGTATGAAATCACGGTTTTCCTCTATTACTTGTTTTGTAAGTTTAATACTGAACAAACTCTCAATCGTAGTCTGGGCTGAAATGATGTGCTGCGAAATAGCCGACATAGACATTTTTCTGCCGTCATTAGAACACATGGGAATACCAAACAGATAATTCTCCATTAGTTCCGTAGGAGACATAATCATCTCCATATTCTTATTGTATTGTATTTTCAGTCTTAAACTTGGCATATCAGGACAATGTTAAAAGGTTATTTATTGTTCACCACCCTCGTTGTCATCTTCTTCTTCCTCGTCATCCTCTTCGTCCAACTCACCTGCTTCAGCAGCTTCATCGTACTTTTTCAGAAGATAAGCCTTCATAAGTTTCTTGGAGTTCAATTTCTCATACTCCTCTTCGGGCATCTCTCCTTCTTTGGCAAGGTCTTTCATCTGAGCAAGAGTCAATGTATCAAGATGAGCGGCAAACTTGTCACGGTCTGTTGCTTCACCCTCGTTGTCATCTTCTTCTTCCTCGTCATCCTGAACAGCGGTAGCCTTCTTAGCATAATCCCAGTCGTTAGTGCCCTTTACAAGAGCTGCTGCACACTTAGCTGATACCTCCGCTACTCCGTTAGCATCTATGGAAATTCGGCCATCTACAGGCACGATAAGCTCCATTGAATGCACATTCTGATTTTTTGCTTTAATTTTCATTTTACTTTTACGATTTAAGAAAAAAGGAGTGGGGCAAAGCACCCACCCCTTCTCTCAATTAAACAATTGTTTATCGGTTATTTTACGAATTTGCCGATATTGATGAAACGCACCATTTTCTTCGGAGCGTAAAGGAACGGAGTTCCATAAAGCAGCACCATGAAACGGAATGCAGGAGAAAGAACAGCCAAGTCCATCTTCATCAGAGGAGCAAGCTGAGCAAACTCAACTACTTCATTGTCAAACTGGAACAAAGCCGATTGGTCGCAATCAGGCAAGAAGCGGTTCATATCACGAATGATACCAGGTGCTCCACCGTCATAACCACGGGTCAAGTCGTCCAGAGAAACGTCAAACAGCGGGAAGAACTCACCAGTAGCAGAGCCACCGACTTTGGTACGATAGATGCGGTAAGCAGTTGCTTTGTTTACACCACCTCCATCGGCAAACTTCAGGTCAATAGCACCATTGGCAACGGCAGCAACAGCGGTGTTATAGATTGCCATATCAGACTCACCGAAGCGGTTGATAGCAACTACACCGTAGAATACATTACCAGCATCGGTAGAAGCCCATTTGCTACCAGCAATACCGTTCTGAACGGCAGCAGCAGTCGTTGCATCCCATATAGGCTTGTTCGGAGCTTTCTGTGAGTTAGCAGGACTTGCGGCAGTTTTGCTCGGAAGTTTCTTGAAGAATACATCATGGTTCAAACCAATCTGTCCAAACTGAGAGTCAAATGCCTGAACTCTCTGTCCCATAATACCGTTGCTCAAGCTCGGAGTATTCGGAACAATGAACTTGTTACCATAGAAGTTCTTCACGAAAGAAGAAAGAACGGCAGGTGGCCCATAAAGCTGAGTTCCCAATCCGTAGTTCTCTACGATAGAGTTGGCAGCTGTTTCAATCGCATCTTCGGTAAGAGCCGAACCACGAAGGTCAACAACCATCTCAGAGTTCATGTAATCGGCATAAGAAGCCCAAGCGTCAGACTGCATCTGCTGAGCCAAGAAGCCGTTGAATTGTTCAGGTACAAGTTTTTCGTTACCGAAGTACAAACCTTGGTTCAAAGTACGCAAAATCCAAAGAGTTCCGTCTTTGATTGTACGCTCCATTACGGAACCAATCATAGTGTTTACAAGAGTCATCTGGTGAGTTACGGACTTGGTAACACCAAGGTATTTCACCAACTGAGCTCTACGAACAAAGATTGAATCTTCCTCTTCGGGCAATTCACCTTCTCTGTTCCAGCCACCACGGTTAGCACCATAAGAAGTTTGCTGGTTGTACTCTTCTACGGTATTATACGCAGCCTTTTTCGGAAGGTCTTTCCAAAGGCGAATATCGCTCTCACGGAAGGTGATATGCTTCAGAGTTTTCTCCAAAGATTCAACCTTCAACGGAGCACCCGACGCAGTTGTCAGGTCGGCAGTTTCACGTCCTGTAATCTGCTCAGCAGCAAGAGCCTTGTTCAGTTGGTCAAGGTTTTCGCTACCATGCATTCCAGAGTGGAAACCATCCTGCTGAGCGGCATAGCCGTAATCAGACAAGTTGATAGATAATCTTTCCATTTTTCGCTTATTATAAAAGTTGTTTACTTAACAATTTCAATCCCTGTCTCGTTTTTGATTCGAGCAATGATGTTAGCAGGAAGAGCTTTGTTTGCTTCAAAAGCCGTACAAGCCTTACTGAATTCATCATCGAAGCCTTTGGCAAATGTAGCTTGGTCAAGAATTTCAGCTACAACATGCGGCTGCTTGCTCATAGATACTTGATTGCCTTTCGCTTTACCCTGACCACCCTTAGTGATGTCATTGTCCTCTGCCTTAGCAAACTGACGTTCCACTGGGCGTGCGGCACTGAGTGACTTCGGTGCAGGAACTTCGGAACCAAATGCTTCCAATTTCTCGGACATTACGCTGATAGTCTCATCTTGAGCTTTTACAAGCTCTTTCAACTCGGCATTCTCGTCCATAATGGCGGTAGCCTTCTGAGCAACGTCCTTAACCATAACCCCAAGTGCTTTGATATACTTAGAGTTAATCTGATGAGAAGTGGCAATTGCCTTTTCGATACGGTCAAAACGATTTACACCGTCACCGCCCTTCTTCATCTTTCCTTTCTTTGCCTCTTCAACATCGTCCTCCTCGTCATCTTCCTCTTCGGTTTCGTCTGTGCCGTCATCTCCTACGTCATCAGTTTCATCCTCAGCCTTTGATTTGGACTTTGCTTTTTTGATAGGCTCTTTTTCGGTCTGTCCGCCATTGGCGTCACAACCTTCACCTTTTTCAATATCAGTCGGAGCTACGTCCAGCCCAAGAGCTTCGTATGCCTTGCTGATATCTTCATCGGTTACTTTTGTTTTTTTACCTTTCATACTCGCAATTTTTAATATCAATGAATGAATTTTTTCTGCTTTCTCAATACTTATACCTGGAATGTCTTTGAAAAGCCTTTCGATAACCTCTGCTTTTGAAAAAGTTTGGTTTTTGATTTTCTTGTCCACTGACTCTTTTTTAAGAGCCTTACCAGTTTCAGTATCCAATGCCTTTTCTTCCTCGTCCTCAAAATCGTCATCAATCTCTCCTTTGATGATATTCGCAAAGGTCTTTGGATTTTTAGGCTGGTGGGTGATAGCTACGCCAGTAATGATTGCTTTGACAATCTTTTTATAGTCAGGAGACTTTTTATCATTCGATTTACGTTTCACGACTTTACCCTCAATCGAATAACCCAACCGCCTTGTCTTTGAATCCTTCTCAAGAGTTTCTGCCAACTCCCATACATCACACGCTATTTTACTTGAAGGATAAAGTTCAGTTTCAATGTACAGTCCTTCTGGGCGTATCTCTGCTTTTGTAGGCTCTCCGATAATCGTAGCAGGTTGACCCTTCGCCTGATGGTGCCAGTTCACCATACCGCTTTCAATCAACGGCTTAATATCAAACCCCTTCGGGTCAAGAAATTCCCCATCGCTATCCTCGTCAGATGTAGAAGCAATACCGCCCAACTTCATTACTGGCTCACCAGTAGTCGGGTCAAGGTCTTGCGCCTTCTCCAAAGGACACCAAAAGGTGAATTTATCTTCTAAATTTGTTTTTGCCATATTCCTATAAAATGAAAAGGTCAAAAGTTTTTGTACTCTTGACCTTCCCTATAACTGTCAATTGAAAATTGCTATTGTTCGGACATGGTTCTTTTTATCCAACCGTAAAAAAACTGCTTATTATTTGAGTTCTTCTCGGTGATTGAGATATAATACTTTATTTTCTCCATCCTTCGGGCATTCATGTAATCTTCGTAAGGAATAGTTGTACTCACACTGTCGGCTACGTTCTTCCAAAAGGCTACATCGGCTTCAAGTTCTTTTATCCGTTCCTCATTTAACGTAGGAACTTCAACGTACACGGTATCAGGCATAACCTGAACAGGCTCCGAAGGTGATTGACCTCTCGTACCACAGCTAACCATTAATGCCGTTAGCAAGCATATAAATAATGTTTTCATACTACTGAATTCAATTTCGTTAATAACTCGTTGCTCATCTTCCCAGTTTCCTTCATCTTGAACTGACGCTCGGATAACTTTATAGACGTAGCTGGCCCCATGTTGACGGCTGTATCGTACATATCGTTGGCAACCTCTTGTTTGTTAATTTTGTCACCCCATACTGGGTTCCAATAGTTACTCCGATAAAGGTCAAGTTTCAGTTTCTCCAATTCAGGAGTAGTGATGACCTGATTATGTTTCTTGTTCGGAATAGCGTCCAATATTTTCCAACCTGCCCAATTTGGGTTAGCTACTCGGCTGATACCGCTCCAAGTTTCTCCTCCCGCATCGCCAGGTGTTTTTGTATAGACGTTTTTGCCCTCAAACTTCTCTGTTCGTTTATAGGCTACATTAAAATCTGCCATCTTACTTTATTGTTAGTTGTGAAAAATCAATACAATCTCGGTTGAGCCAATTCATTAGCTTATCCGATTTATCAGAGTTGCTGAGCTTCATGAAATCATCCACCGTGATATTATACTCGGATAGATATTTTTTGAAGCCTTCTTCCAATAGAGCAATCCTGTTCCCCTTCTCCGTTACTTTCTGAAACTCCTCGCTCAAGTCCTCTATCTTCTCTGTACTCTGAATTGCTTCGTTGTATAGAGCAATCTGATAAGGCTCAAGCAGTGGGAAGTTTCCTTTGAACGGAATTATTTGAGAAGGTTTTTTCAGTCCGACATATTTGACGGCTCTGCCTCCTACTATTGATACAAGTCTTTCTCTTTCCATGACTTACTTTTTAACAATTACTTTACTACGGTTGAGAATAATCATGAACGAATTTGGTCCACCGTTTCCGTGAGGCTCGACAATAGCGTCATATCCTTTCAACGCAGCGTATGTTCCAATAGCTTCTTTGCTTCCTCCTCTGACTGACTCGTAGATGCCCGAAATAATGTCTCCATTTGGGTCTTTCGTTTTCTTCAAGTCCGCCATCTCCGAAGTTTTGACATTCAATTCGTTCTTTGTTACTCTTATGTCTGATTGTAAGTTAGTAACCTTGTCGCCAATGTGCTCAAGCTCCTTCGCTACCTTCTTATTGATAACACCGTAGTGTTCTTTCATCATCCAATCTTGGAAGCGTTTCAAAGGATAGTTGTATGCTTTGCTAAAAGCATTCTTGCGTTTAATGGCGTTGTTCTCCCATTGGAAACGACTCAACATAAACTTCTCTTTACTGTTAGGCAAAGTGAATACATATACATCCGTTCCTTTCCCTTTCTCGGTTACTGTACCGCCATTCTTCTTAACCCAATCAAACATCTTCTTCTCAACGAAGTCCTCAAACGTAGGATAGTCTGGGTCACCGTTATCGTTCAGCTTTCCCCAATCGGTATTATCAATTTCAAGTTGGGACATTACAAGCGTATCTTCGTCCCAGTGCATCTTTTCTTTGATTTCCTTCTCGGTCTTATCCGTTATGTTATTGAGGTCATCCTGCTGTTTCTTCAGTTGGGCGTTTAGGCTATCAATCTCAAGCTGCTTCGCATCAACGGCTGCTTTGTCAAAGGTTACCAAACTGAGTATTTCCTTCTTCAAATCGGGAACCAAAGCGACTTTTGCCGAAGGGTCAAGAACGCATTCAAGTATTTCTCCCGAACGTCCAGCATAACTCCTCGCAGCGTTGTAAGCATCAGACTTCTTATATGTCGTTTGAGTATTGCTCTTGTCGTGGTCTCCGTCATTTACGTGAGCATAGATACCAGAGCCGTGAATACCAATAGTCCCATAGAAACAATTATCATTGTACTTGAAATCATCGGCATAATACTCCGCATCGTGTCCTCCTCCGTCCGATAGTCCACGGAACATTTGATATTTCGATTGCTTAACAGCGTTCCAATATTCCGCTTCATCTACTACGTTTGGACGGGCAGTAAAACCTCGTTCAGCACATATCGTACTTAATAGCTCCCAACCTACAGTATAATTTGTAGCATTGAGTTTACGCCAATAATCGGAGCCTGATTGACCCTTCCATATAGCGTCCAACTCATCATCGGATAACTCCCGATACATATCAGCATCACTCTTGAGCTTTCTCGGCAATACCTTCTTGTTCTTCTTCGCAAGTTTCGCTTCCAAATCGTTCTTAATACGCTCCAAATCTTTGAAACGCTTTTTGAACGTATCGGACATTGCTGGATAGTCGCTCTCATCCAAGAAGTTGATTACATCGTCTTTCTTTTTCAGTACCTCGTCAATCTGATTGATATAGTCCTGAGTAGAAAGATTAGCAACAACCGATGGATTGTACTTCTGCATTGAGGAAAAGTCGTCAACGCTATCTCCAAAGGTTTTCTTGCTGCCTCGCGCACGATAGTTCAACGCTCCTCCGTTATCTACACGTACAATTCTGCCTGCTGAATCTACCAAACAGTTGTCGTTCTGATAAACATCCCAGTTAGCTAAAAGAGCATCAACGACAAAACCTTTGGCCATATCATCGTAGTTCTTTGAAGTAGGAGCTTTGGCCAAAGGTATGAACTTCGATAGCATCACCGCTTCTCCGTTCTCCTCATAAAGCTCAAAGTCAGGAACTCTTTGTCCAAGAAGGTCATACAGCTGATTAGTCAAATACTCGGTACGAACGTGGTCACTGGAAGTGTTCGTGCCTTTCTTCATCACGTATTGATTGCCCTTAGCATCCTCTACCAATTGAGCCCCAGTGCTACCTCCTAACTTCTTAACGACTTTCAAAGTGCTTAAATCGGTTGGAAATAGCTCGTTGATATATTTCTGCTTTGCTTGAGCCTTTGTATCATCTACTTGCTTACCAACCTTCTTCTTGCCCTTGAATACTCGCCAATCATACTTAGTCTTAGCACCAGGTGTTGCGGTATAAATATACATTACTCCATCGACAACCTTCGTTTGACCAGGAACTACTGCCTTACAAATTTCTTCATCAGGCTCTATTCCATTGAGGTGGTCGTACAAAGACTTTGCGACGTTTACATGATAATCATAGTCGTCAAGAAAATCATCAGACTTTATCTTGTAAGCATCGCAAGCCTTAATCAGAAGGTCATCGGGAACTACGCCCTCAGAATTTTTGAGGGCAATAGTTTCCAACGCTTTCTTTATGTCTTCCATTGTTATTTACCAAATAGAATTGTTTCTGCTTTCTGTAAGTCCATGTCTTCTTCTCCGAAGTTGAGAACATCCTCAGCTTTCCAAGTATCAGGCAACAAGTCCTCTTTACCAAGAGCCTTTGCCCTTTTCTTAATCCAAGCCTTGGCTTTATCTGGGTCTTTTGCCCTGCCGATAGCCTGAATTGCGTTCTTCAAGTCAGAAGTGTTACGGATAGGGAATGAACCGTCAGGCAATGCTTCTTTCTTTTTAGCAAGTTTCTTGCGTTCCTTTTCGGAGAAGTCAGCTTTGAAAATATCGGTATCGTCCTCATCAAACAGAACTTCCTCTGCTTTCTCTACATCGTCAATCTCTTCCTCCTCAGGCTCGTCAACGGTGTAATCAACTCCATCATCTTCAGGACACTCGCCTTTTTCAAACAACGTCTCTTCGGCTTTCAGTAGTTCATCGCTCGGCTCTACGCCACCGAAGTCGTTCATTGCTGCCTTCGTAAGCACTCCCATCGCTACTTCCTTCCAGTCCTTATTCTTTGAACCGATAAGGGCAGCAAATGCTGGATTAGAACGTTTCTCATTAGCCTTATCAACTTTACGTTTGTTGGTAAGTATTTCTTGGAATGTACGTGTAGTGAACTGAGAAGGGTCAATGTTCTTTTGGTTCTTCTTGATAAGGTTCATGATTTCATCACGCTCTTTCTTATCCTCTCCTTCATCGTCAAGTCTCGGAGCTGATGGGAACTCATAATCTTGATAACGGCTCTCCATTACTTCGATAGTTTCAGGCACCGTCATATAGATTTCAGATACCATCATAGCACGACTTATGATTGCCTTTGTATCCTCGCTTTCGGATAACTGAGCAAGGTCTTTGTTTGTCATGATGATAATACGTCCTGTGAACTCAAAGTTCTGCTTGACGTCATCAGGATCACCAACTACACGTCTGCCTGTTGTAGCAGTAGCCTTCTTCATAACGCTCGCACAGTCAGCTCTTTTTAACACCTTGTCGTTATCATCGAATACAATGATTTTGCCGTTGTGAGCTTTAAGGATATTTAGCAACTGCTTACCGCTATTAACGTCAGGAGCCTCAAATATATTGTAGTCTCCATCACCTGGTGAGTCTCCTTCTTCAAACGGTTTCATGTTCAAAAGTTTCGCCATCTCGTTGAAGCCGTAAGATTTACCAATACCAGCTCCTCCCGCAGAAATCATGAAACGTTGTTCATCGTTATCCAAGAACTCCAAATATTGTTCATTCAAGTCTTGGACGACTTCGACAGGGTTTTTGTAGTCTTTCTCCTTTTTCTTCATCTTGTAAACAAACTGGTCGTATTTGATACGTCCTTCTTTTGTCTTCAAGTTGAACATTTTCTTAACACGGTCATCGTTTCGGTCAAGATACCATTTTTCGGTTATCTTGTTGCCATCCTTACCTCCGTCAGAGTCATCGTCAATATCTACGGTTGCGTCATCATTGGTATCTGCTACTACATCCTCATCATCGTCTCCCGAAGTAGAAGTGTTCGCACCGCCCTTACCTGTCATTTTCATGAGCTGAGCAAGTGTTCCTGAAGTATCAACCTGAGACATATCAAACCCTCTCTGTTGCAAAGCGTCATACGCTATCTTTCGCATCTGAGCGTTTCCTTGTTTGCTGTTAGCTACTTTGAGAAGGTTATCGTCAGAAGTCTTTTGAGCCCAAACCAATAATTGCTGGGAGTTCATAGGCTTCCCAGCTTTCGCCTTCGCTCCTGCTATTTGAGATGCGGAAGGCTTTGAAGGAGTTTTCTTGGTCGCTCCGTCATCCTCTCCTCCCGAAGATGAACCATCACCCGATTGCTGTGCTTTCTTGCCTTTGATTGGACGCCAGTCGAACTTGCCAGGCTTATACTCTGTCCAAACCCATTTACCGTTCGGGTGGGTATCACCAACCTGACGGCTCACAGCCTTTTCAATTGTTTCTTCTTTCTTTGCCATAATTCATTATGTTTATTTTACATGATTGACATTATGATAAAGATAATAACTGCGTCAATCCGTTTCCCACTCAATTGGAAGTTCTATATGATAAAACTCTTCCATGATTTCATGAGTTATCTTCTTAACATTCGGTGAGTCTTTGCCTTTTTCAAGTTCTTTCCTTACCAGCTTTCTTCCTCCTTTAACCAGTCTGATTATCTCTTCGGCATTCTTCGTAGCATTAAACAATTCGTGTACTAATTCAAAGTTGTACTTTGTATCTTTCAAGAATTTAGCAGGAGACATTTTAGCAGCTTTCTTCAAAGCCGCAGCAAACTCTTTCGGAGTAGCATCCCACGGAATAATGATTGCTCTGACGTTCTCGAATAGTGGGTCATATATTTCCTTTCCTTCTACCTTCGCCAGTCCTCTATAATCACGCAAAACAGGATAAGCACCGCATAACATAGCTTCGATAATAAAGCCGTTAATATGGGTGCGACAGTAACGTGCATAATGTTCAGCCCAAGATGGGTCAATAGCAAACTTCGTATTTTTCAAAGTATCTATAACTTCACCCCCCGACATCTGACCCATATACTCCATTCCAAATTTTTCGGCTCTATCCCAAAGAGAAAGTTTGCCGTCAAGTTTTGCAGGAAGGTTTGGGTCACGTTTCGTAGTACACATGTAGTTACTCTTCGTTTTCGTCTCGCTGGTCATGTAGTTGTATTCAATGCCAGTTCCAGCAATCTTTACTTTGAAACGCTCCTCTTCTCCCTTCTGAATATACGGAACGGCAGCAATGAGTTCTTCCATATGCTTCATAGACTTAAACATATGAGCAGCAAAAAAGTCCTCCTTGCGTTTATTCATCATCTTCACGGGCATCTTTGCTCCACTGGGAAGATAACGTGGATTCAATAACAGACTTCTCGGAATACCTATTTCAGAACAACATTGATAGGCTGCTAAATGAGCGCAAGCCATAAACATTATCTTATCTTTCAGAGCCGATATATTGGATGCTCTAACATTGAAATAAGCATCGTGTACCAAGAACACTTGTTTAATCGAAGAAGGAAGGTCAAAGAACTTATGCCAAAAATCGAACTCCACGCCTTTCTTATTCCAAGCAGAACTTTTAGTGGGCATGAAATTCCAAAGAATTATATCGGCATCCTTTACAAGCTCCTTCCATCTCTCAACCGCATTCTTCTCATATACTCCGATACGGTTACTTGGAGGCAAGAAATATCCATAATAGTTATTTCGCCAATAACCTGTTACTTCATCTTTCTCATAACCTCCTGCCTGAGAATGAAACTTAATCTTGCGTTGATGTTCTCCGCTTTCAAACTCTTTTACTTTCTTGTTATAAGCGTTCTGAGTAGTAGAAGCAGGAGTCATTTGAGCAACATCTACTTCGTGCCCCAAATCTCGGAACGCTTTTAGCATACTGGCAACATATTCTACAATGCCGCCATACTTCGCTATCTGAAAATCAGCAATAAGTATCTTCATATCAAAATGGTAATTCATCTGCTTCCCTCACATATATCTCTTCGGGCAGCTGTTTCTTAATATAACCCTGTTCGTAGAACTGTAACCCAGATTGGGAACGATAGAATTTGGAAGCTAATTTCCACTTGACCTCATGAAACTCTTCAACTGGTACGGAGCGTTTCAAAGTATATTCTTGCTTTTGTTTTTCTACTTGAGGTTGAGAACGTCTCTTGTAGGAGTGAGGAAACTCACGATAATACTCCATGTAACTCAACGCTCCTTGTAAAGTTTCTCTAACAAAAAGATGAAACGGATGGCCAACCCCCCAAGGAGCGACAACCGTATATCCTTTATTTTTCTTCAAGAACTTTCTAACCCAGTTTACAAGCGTTTCTTCAATCTCGTTCAGCGTTTCCCTCCCGAAGTATTCATTCAGATGTTTATACGTTGCTTCAACGGTTACTTCTTTGTAATTCTTATGAAACTCGTAATAACTCTCATCGTGAAAATCCAGTCCAAGATGATGGAACGGAATATTGAGAAATTCAAACAATTTTTCATCCTCCGCTATTCTCTTTGGGTCACTCTCTACGGTTAGCACCTGAACCTCGTATTGAGGAAGGAACAGAAGATGAGAACAACAAAAAAGAATATCATCACTATGCGGCTGGATGAGTAACAATTTTTCAGTTTTCATTTACAATCTTATTTCGATACTTTTATATTCAACTTCACTCCTTTTAACTTTGGATTAGTGGAAGTTTTCTTGATAGGTTTGGTGAAGGCTCTCAGCTCTGCATCCCAAGCAAAACCTGCTTTCTTGTGATTTATCGTACAACGACAATAAGGGTGAGTTGGTGAAATAGTCGGCTTCCACTCCTTAACCTTTCGCCCGATATTGTTACCATTAGCAATAATATCTTTGAGCTTGAAAACAATCGGCTCGCTATCTGGGTCTTCAGGGTCAGTCAAATAAAGCTCTCGACATCTTTGACAAGCACCTGGATAAACATCGAAGTAAACTTCAGCATCAGCTCCGTACTCTTTCAATATACTTTGAGCACGTCCTGAATTATACGCTTCGTGAGTAAGATAGTAAGCAATTCTCAACCAATCAACTTCCCAATCCTGAGAAGTCTCAGCAAGGTCTGCTGCAAGTCCTCTCGCTCCCATACGGAGTTCAACGGCTTTTATAGTCTTTTGCTTAATCATTTGTTGAACCAGTACCGATTGAGATTGATTATTTTTCAGAACTACATTACTCAATCCAGTTCTCATTCGGTTTCCCAAACTGGTTATATCAGTGTATGCTCTATTTTTTACAGTTTGAAGGGCAAACTCCTCCTCTTCGGTAAGCGGTATGAAATTACCCGAAGCAAGGAATTTTTGAAACTGAGCATAAGTCATTTTCTTTGCTCTTGCATCTCCGATAGCTTCTGCCAATATTCCGAAAAGAAATGCATGTTCAACAACTCCCTTCTTGTTCTTATATTTATCAAGATTGACTCCTGCGGCAATCAATATATCCTTATCGGATTGAGAAAGGAAGTCCAAACCCAGCTGACCTGCTATGAATACCAATTCGTATCTTTTCAGAATTGATAACATATCCTGTATTTGTCCTTGATTGAAAATCATATGTCTCCCAAATTTGTATAATGTTTCCAAAACGTTTTCAGCTCGTCTTTTGCAGAAGCAAATTCAAGCATAAACGTATGTCCAATGATTTTGAACACCTTCGATAGATAGTACAAAACAAGTCCTATCCAAAAGAATGTTGCTAAATAAAGAACGGTAATGATTACAGTTAGCAACCATTTACCAAAGTGTTTAATTTTTTTCATTTCTTCTCCTCCTTAGTTTCTTTAATAGCAGAAGCAGTTGCTTGAGCCATATATTTCAAGACTTCTGCAACTGCATTTGCCGTATTTTCGTTCCAAACTTTCACAAAAGTATTTTCGTACTCGGTAACGGCTGGGAACGGAGAAGGAATGAAATGACTATGTTTTGTTTCCTTCTTTGCCATATCTAAAAATTTATACCAAAATCAATAGTGTACCCATATCGGTCATCCAATCGTATTCCCGAAAGTCCAATTTTATACTTATTTTTGATATCAAGTCCAAATTGTAACTTATTCGTTCTGAAGTCGGCTGACGTACCTAACATTGCCCACGGTTGTAACGTAGGAACTTTGTATATGACCTCTCTTTCATAAACTGTACGGATATTCGGCTGAATAAAAGAAGTGGCAGAAATGAGCTTATTTTGACTCACCGTTGCATCAACCTTAAACGTTCCTAAACTATCATTGGAAAAATCCAAAGCATATTTCCTATCCAAATAATAATCTTGCCAGATAGCAAACAACGCTGCTGTATCCGTAGGAATAAAGACTGGACGGTCAACAGGAACTTTAACCTCATAGGGAACTGGTTTATCAATCGTATCTCTTACAATTTCACCCTTCTCCCATTTAATCTCAACAATCCTTTTAGGTTGAGGAAGTTCTACACTTGACCTCCCCCAAAAGTAGCCTATAAGCAAGGCTATGCCTACTGCTATAAGTCCTCCGATAGATATGGTTATACTTTTGTTCATTCTGCTTTCAATCTTTGTTCGTAAGAAGCAACCAAATCTTCAAGTTGCGAAATACGTTGTTTGTAATCTTGTTCACGTCTTTGACTTTCTTCTTCAAAACTGCGATACTGTTCCATGAGCTTGTCATATTTCATCTTTTCAAGCTCACGTTGTTTCTCGTAGTCGCTTCTCATCTCATTTAACTCTGTGCGGAAAGACTTAACAATTTCATTGCTTAACTTTCTCTCATTCTGATACTCGTTATACAATGTATCATATCGTTCCTTCCACCAGCTGTCTTTGTTCTCAACCTCTTTCTGAAGAACGTCATAACGCTTCTTCCAAAAGTCATCGCCTTTTATATCGGCTTCTGCCGTTGCGTTCCTCACTTCCTGTTCGTACTTCTTTCTGTCCAGTATCTTAGAAACAACGGCATATCCAATACCACCTGCTCCAAACAACAAAGATATAAGCCCAAACAGATTTTCAGATAACCATTCCATGTCCTTACTTATTTACTTTGTTAGTTTTTAATTTAGCAAGTTTTACCCTTTTTCTGTAATCTTCTGTATTATAATCAGAACGGAGACACCTTACAATTTCATCGGCAAACAATTGAATTATTTTATCATATACAACGTAGAACTCTTCACGGTCTGAATCATTCATGTACGTGCACAAATAAAATATCGCTTTCGTAGAAGAACTCACCTTGTTAAAGAATTTGAACCATTCTCGGTCATGCGAGTCAACAAATTGAAAATCTCTCCATTTAGTTATCGGAGTTAAAACGTCATAAGCGTTTGATAAATTGTAAGCAAAGTCTCTGCCTATGTAAGAACAATTTTTATTCAGCGTCAGTCCAGCTCCTTGTTGTCCGTCTCGATAGAAATCAAAAGCAAGTGCTATTCCATACGTTTTATGCTTGCGGAAGAAATTGAATATATCATACGAACTATCTACCACAACTTCAACGTTTCGTTTCCGTAGCTCCTTTGCGAGTGCCTTCTTGAACTCGTTAGCAGGTTTGTCGAAACGTTTGGACGTTAAATAAACTATCTTACACATGGCATTTTAATTTGCAGCCTTTGCCTGAAGGTCAATAGGCTCGGTTGTTTTCAAAAGAGCTTCCAAACGGTTTATCTCGTCTCTCTTAGTTTGACGGCTTTCAATAAGCTCGTTTGCGTCATACGGCATTTCATCTACCTTTGCAATCGTAGCTTCATAACATTTCATTACCTTGTAATCTGAATCTTCCAACTCCGACTTTAACGAAGAAATTTTTGAAGCTATCTTTGCAGGGTCATTTGAAATAACTTCCCATTTTTGAAGAACTGATTCACCTTCTTCAATGTAATAAGGCTTCGGTGAATCATACTCCCCAAGCTCACCAGTAAAGACTGACGGAACAAACTCTTTGAAAGTAGATAATATATTCAACTGCTCCGTTCTCTGGTCTTCAATTTCCTTCCTCTTAACAATCAATAGAAGTTCATCAAACGTTCTTTTTTCCTCTTTCTTTTTCAAGATAGGATTGATGACCTCATCTGCTACGCCATGTTTAGCAATCTCAGATTTATAGATTGTTTCTACCTTAGCCAGTTCTGCATCGTAATTGATTACTTGAACTGTATAACGACTTATAATTTTTGCTTTATTCATAACCTTACATTTTTATCGTGCCCAACGGAAGAACAACCAAGCTCCACTACCTGCTGAAGAACTCAAAGAACCATGATACAAGAAAATTGCTACACGTCTCGCTCCTCCTACGTTTACATAATCAACGTCTTCATTATCAACAATCTTTCGTCCGTTACCTTGAACTGCTACGTTTGCTGAGTTTACCTGATTAACGATAATCATTTGACCGTCCAAAGGACTTGAAGGCAAGAACAAGTTTCTGTTCTCGGTATTCGTACAAGTTACAAATGAACAGTCATTAGCAAGATACAGGTCTGTTTGCTGCATATTAGCTCGTCCATATGAAATACTACCTCCTTTTAACTTAGCAAAGTATGCGTCAAAGACATCAACGCCTGAAAGACTTCCTGAAGTACAAAGAGCAGATATTGCTGCTGCTATACCAACCGAAGTATAACCGCCCAATTGAGTTCCTTGACCAGTAACTAATGCAGCAGCTGCTCCGTATATCGTACCAAAGCCCCAATAATCTTCATAAGCAGGAAGTTGAAAACCTTGATTAGTCAAAGCATCCAATCTCAATCCTTCTGCTGAAAGTCTCGCTGATTTACCAGCACTGTTGTTCATATACAATCCGCTATCTTTACTCAAAGTAACGTTTTGTTGCGTGCCAGGACTTGTAACGTCTCTATTGAAAGTCAAAGAACCATATCCCAAGTTGAGTTGAGTTCTCCTTGTATAAGTAGAGCCGTTCACAGTAGCCTTCGATTGAATTGAACCGTTGGATATATCTCCAATTTGATTCAGTTTTCCGATAGCCTTCGCAAATGCTTCGTCAAGACTATCTCCACCTGCTACATCAGCTATGGTTCCTGCATAGTCCTTCGGAGCCCAATCAGGTGATAGTTTACTGCCCGTACCAGCATTCTTTAACCAGTACTGTATCTTTCTGAGCGCAGAGTCAACAGTATCATTGTTATTGACGTATTCTGGTTGTACGGCATCGGTGAAGTCTTGAGATACTCGAATACCAGTTGCATACTTGAAACGTGTAATGTATCTCTGAAACTTCGATAAGATTGTTAACAAGCTGTCGCCTTTTGCTGCATCAGTCGGCTCTCCTCCTGTTTCTAACGCAGGAGACTTTTTGGCGTAGATAGCCGTATCAGACGTTGCATCAGTTATTGCTTTGTTAGCATTATCTATAATCTGTTGATTTGCTTTACCTACGTTTGCTATGTCTTGATTGACCTTTTGCATATCCGTATCGTAGGTGTCTTTGGCAACAACTCCTCCTTTCTTATCCAGCTGAGCTTTCAAAGCATCACCGAAATTAAAGAAGAAGCCTCCATTCCAACTGATTGAGTTACCAGTTACCTTCGATAAGAAAGAAGACAACCGATACTTAGCAAGGCTCCAAACGTTGTTCCGTTGAACCTTACCCATGATATAATCATCAGCGGTAAAGTCGGGAACCATTTCTTTGAATTGGAATACCAGCTTTTTGTTTACCGTATCGAATACACCCGCAACGTCATCAACCAAAAGGTTAGAAGAAGTTACATGATATTGAATATTGGTACCCAAATCGTCAATCAGGATATTACCCAACTCATCATCATACTGCACTTTGGTCGTTGTAATAGCAAGAGCCAAAGCATTCCCTTTATCCTTGATTTGGAAATACTGACCGATAGACAGACCGACATTCTTTGCGATGTTTACCAACTCAGAATAAGTAATCAATGAGATAACGTTCTGGTCAAGAACTACCCACTGACTCAATCCTGGGTCGTATATCTTATGTCGCATCTGACTCGGAGTATTATCATACCAAATCAGAATTATGTTTTCAGGTGGAGTGTTGCCGATATATACACCAGCAACCTGCCCCAAATTTTTAGTATTCCCTGCCATAATCTATTATCTTGAATAGTTATAAGTAGCACGTTCACTCCAAGCTGAGATGAAGTCCATTGTTCCTTGAGCGTACTCTCTCTTGGTAACAGTTCCGTCCTTCGTCTCTTTCATGATACGCCAACCGTTATCGGTTTCAGCAGTTCCCATAGGTGCCCAACCGTAATACTTTTCATCTGCCGAAACTTCGTCAATGAAAGGTTCAGGCAAATACTCGCTAAACGTGCGCACTATTGGCGCATCTTTCTTAGTTACTTCCATTTTCTTCGTTATTTAGAAAGTTATCAAATGCTTTTACAAACGTTTCTCTCAGTCCACCCTTATTAGTGTCCTCCTCGTCATTTTCTTCGGCATACAAGTCAAAAGGATTTTGCTCCTCATCTTCCTCTTCTGCGTCAGGCTCCTCTCCTTTCTTATCGGAACTCGGTTTGATGTTTCCGTTCTCATCCATCTCCATTCCTTGACCGCCTTGGTTGGCCATCATCTCCGCATTCTTGTTCTGAATAAGAGTGGCATTGGTCGGTACATCTCCAAACTCAAGCGGTTTCATCTCGTATTTCTCACGTGCTTCGTTTACGGTCATGAAGCTGCCTACTTTCTTGATGTCCATATCAAGCTCTTCTTCGATAGTCAAGCCATTCAAACCTACGAATACAAGTTCAAAATCAGGATTGATTTGCTCAATGATATATTTGTTGATTTTCCTCTGAAGGAATTTCAAAAGCGGATACAAACCCTTGTCTTTGGAATGTTTCAGGCGTTGTTCCTGACTTCCTTCAAACAATCCTCCGTTACCCGAAGAACGGCTGATGTCCCATCCTATCTCGGAAGGGTCAATTGAATATATGGCACAGGATAGTTTGATAAGATATTCCATCCAAGAACTATACTCCATATCACGGTTGTTCTTCTGAAGGTCTATCCAATCAACGTCCGCTTCCACGACAGGAGTTTTCCAAGACTGCATTACTCCAGTAATCATGGACTGCCACTGTTGTTTGAATTGTTGTAGTGCTGCTTCGTTGTTCGTTCCCTTTATACGCAATAAACCCTTCGGAGCTGAACCCTGACTGAAGAAACGTCTATTATATTCGTCACCCCAAAGCATTGAGGTTACAACGTTGATAAGTTCTTCAAGCTCGGAACATCCATACCCATTTGCGTATATAGAAGTAGAAGGATTGCGAACTCCAAAACAAAGCTCCCAAGGATAGAACTCATTGACCTTGACATTCTGATACACCTGAACATAAGCAGGATAATAGCCATGAACCTTTGGCCCATAATCGTTCCTATCTTGCCATACATTCGCTCCGTTTCTTTGGAAGAAAACATTATCATAATCCTTATCAAAGTATGAATCAGCCATTCGGAAAGTTGCTGCATCAGTAGCCATGAAACTCTCCAATTGTCCTCTTCGGTTGCGAATACACTCGAAAGTTAATTGGTCATAAGTCAAAGAGTCATCAACAATCTTTCTGATAAACGTATCGAAGTCGTCATGCTCCCATTGACTAACATTACCGCCCTTCAAGATAAATTCAGTAATAGCATACGCAATCTTTCGGTCTTTGTTATCCATCTTTTGTTCAATTCCAAATTTCGGTTTCTTTCGGATAACGAAGCCAGTTGAATACTTGTTTTCTTGAGGCTCTGCGAAGTCTGCTACTTGATTCTTTCTTGTTTTGATAATTGAATTTATGATAGGTGTCTTCGACATTCTCTTCAACGTAGTGTACGTCAATGAAAACGGCTTATCTTTGTACCCTAAATTGGAATTGAACTCCAATGGGTCAATGAAAAATGCCTTTGGATTTTGCTCCACTTTCGGCTGAATTTGGTTGAACACCTGAGTAGCCTTTATCATATCCTCTGGTGAGTCTGACCTTAGAGCTTTCTCAAGTGTCCTAAACCTTTTTGCCTTCAGCTTCGCTTCTGCAAGAGCAATGGCATCTAACTGTTTAGCATATGAATTACCCATACTATATTGAAATCAATTTTACATTTGAATATCCTATAACTGTAAAATGTGTAAACAAATAAAAAGGAGAACATTTTTCAATGCCCTCCTTTCTTCATTTGACTTCTTGTTTCTTATGCTACTGGGAAAGAAATTGCTAAAGCAATATCCTTATCTTCAGTACAAACAAAAGCCTCAGGTGCTACCGAAGTCCAAGTGTATGGGCTTACAAGCTCCCATGTGTAGCTGTATCCTTCAATACCTTGAATCTCTTTCGGCTCTCCCGAAGTAAGTTCAATTTCATCACTTACAGGCAAAGCTCCTTCTTTCGTTCCTTTCAGAATCACATTCGCCTTGCTGTTGTTCGTAACAGTAGCCGTAACGGTCAGTTTGTGAGTAGGTGCGCCCAATACTTGAACCTGCTCCCCTCCGTACATATAAACATCCAACTCGGACTGATATTGAGTTGCCCACTCTTCAATCTCGGTCATTGATGTTACCGTTCCGCACTTCCATGGGATAATCTTTTCAAACTCCGTATCACGAACGCCATCGCACCACATGATAGTGAGTTTCTCGGTCTTATCCTCTACCATATCAACTCTGAGAGTTGCTTTCTTGGTAGTGTCTTCTTTGTTTACAATTACAAAATCTCTCATATTCTTGTCGTTTTAGGAAATTACCACTTCACGAATATCGGTAATGCCGTTCATGGTGAACTTGAGCTGCCAAACACCTTTCGGGTCATCTACGCCCAAATCATCCTTACAAGCAAACATTACGTTCTGGAAGTCTGATATTGTAATCTTCGTTCCCGATACCGTTCCAACATTCTCGGAAGTTCCACCGAAAGTACAAGCACTACCGTTGTGGGATATTTCCAAGTCAAACGGAGTAGCTAACACCGCCTTCACAGACTTAATCGCCAACCAAGGTAATGAGTCTTTTGACGCTTCATATGGGTATTCCTTCTGATAGTCCTCCGATACGTGTTCACGATAAGACGTTTCATTGAATATCGGAAAGACATCAATTGATAGAAACTTCGGAGTTGCCGCAGCAACGTCCAACTTAGCATCGTCAGGAGACATAGCAACGGCTTCAATACCTGTGTTGTTAGCTACAAATCTTGATATCGTTGAAAGGCTGATAACGCTACCGCCCTTGAATTCATTGATTACTCCTTCGATACTTCCCTCAACAGTCATGACGGTGAACATACTTTCGTAGTCGTCATACATTGAATCAGTACGCAAGACAATCCTTTCATCGGGTGTAGCCGTTTTGAAAATAACAATTGTTCTCATTATACTTCTATTTTATGAATTAATGTTTGAACTATCTATAACTGTCCAACTTGTTTTCCAGCTTTTGCGTTACCATGCTATCAAATAGGATATAACGAATGCCAAGAACGTTATGAACAACAACAGCTTCGTCCAAATACTCATACAAGATAGTATTGTCGTCAAATGTTGTTACCTCAATTCCTTCTCCTCTTTCAATGTCCTCAACCAGAGTATCGAACGCATCAATTGACGCTGCATCGGACATCATGTCTTTCGATAAATACTTCATGTTCTTAACCGAAGTATCAAGCTCAGAAGCCATCAGCTGTAAATCTACCTCCAATGGCTCCTTGAGTTCTTTTATTTTCTTTGAAATCGGCATAGCTTATTTCTTTGTTACCATGAAAACCAAATTCCAATTCTGCTTCATATCTCGCTCCATCTCCTGAACGTCAAAGCCGTGTTTCTTGAGATGTTTCCGAAGAGCCTTGAACCGCTTGAAGTCCTCTTTCAAGTCCATGTTCATATCGAAGTTGTACTCAAAGATTATCTGGTCAACATTCCCGAAGTCCGTGCAGTTGATAAGAACTTCCCATTCAGAGCCTTCAATATCAACCTTCATCTTGGTAGGGTTGTACTTCTTCATAACCTCGTTGATATTCACGCACTCAACAGGAACTCGCTTGCGGTTATGTTTTACCAAGAATGAATAATAATACGGAGCTTTACCCAGATAGAAGTCACGCACCTTATCGTCATTACCAACTACGGCTTGTTTGTGGGCAATTACGTTCTTTGCTCCGTTGTCTTCTATATTCGTAGATAGAAATTCATAGTTCACATCTTCAGGTTCAAATACAATGACCTTTTTGACTTTATCGAAGATGTCGCAAGTGAAAGCTCCGATATTACCGCCCAAGTCCAATACAACGTCTTTCTTGGTAAGAGTTAAACCGCCCAAACCTACTGAACGGTGAGTGTACTCGCTGCCTTTGAATACCGCATCAACAATATGCTTCTCTGTAGGAAGGTTTGAACGCCACTTCAAAGTCTTTCCGTCTTTCTCTGCTACTGCCAACGTGAAGTCACTCTGTACCTCTCGGAACTCCGAAAGACGTTTCACCTGAGCAATGAGCTTAGTTTGCTTACAGAAGGCTTCAAATTGGCTTATCGTTACGTTGTGAAGTATCGGAGTTTTCTCCAAATCTATGTTCCAACCTTCGTTCTCCGAAGAGCCTTCACGGTTGATACGCTTTCTCAGCTTCTCCTTTTCTTCTTCGTCCTTTACTATGTTGATTGAAATATCAAACAACCCTCCCTTCTTCTCACGTACACTGAACGCAAGTAAGTTCTGAATAAGAACTTGGGTTGTAGTTTTCTTTTCTACAACCTCAAATTCTTTCTTCTCAAAAAATTCTGTTAATTTCTTGTCCATTGTTATTTTGAAATAATTGATTTGCTTCTCGGTTGAAATTTGCTGCGCTGTTTACCTTCTCCGATAATCATCTTCCAGTATTTTTGGAACTCGCATAACCACATCTCAATCTGATGAAGAGTTATGTTTGGTTCATCGGCTGTATAATACTCGCCATCTTCTATGCCCCAATAAAGATACGGAAAACGCTCACCCCTCTCTTCGCCAATCTTTTCAAGCCATTCAGCCGCAAGGTCACGTAACCAATATATAGCAGGTTTCTGTTCTCTGAGAGTTGAAAGGCTCGGATAAATAAGACGTATGCCGATACTACACCCTGGCCCAACATTCGTGAAGTCGTTTTGGTCGAACTTCATAAACTGTTGCCCTCTGTATCGCTCTATGTATGTGAAGTCCTGATAAAACTCATGAGCAATAAAGTCCGCAACCGCAGGGAAGGTTTTCAAATACTCAATAATATCTTCTGGTCTCTTAGCTTTCATCACCGTAGCAATGAGCTTTCCTACGTTCTTATGCAGATGAGGAATTACAACTCTTGTATAACAATAATCTCTCGGCTGACCAGGTGTTGCTTGAGAGTTTATCAAGTAAGCGGTTGTATATGGATTTTGACCCGAACTCCGAACGCCCGCAATGAAACGACTGAATTCATCTTCGTCATACTCCTCCCAATCGGGAATACCATTCTTCCATTTCTTGGCTGAAATAAGCTCGTCCATAGATTGAGCTTGTTTAAGTCCTGATTTGATAGGTGCTCCGAATAGACTGGGTTGAACGCTCTTTCCCTTCGGTTCAAACTCGAATGTTTCAGGATTGTTGAAGAAACGGAAAACCATCATCTTCCAAACCAAGTTCTTCAAAGAAAGACTTTCATCAAGAAGAATGTTTTTGATTTGCCATTGACTGTTTCGGTCAAGTTCTCGGTACACGTTCGTGAATTTTGACTCTTGGAATATCTTGTTGTCTGTCCAAGGTCTTTCCTTCTTGTCTATGAACCTACGTTTCCAAATCATTTGTCGCTCGTACATAGTCTCAAAGAATAATCTCAAATGAGGCTCGTACACTTCCAAGCTCTCGTCTGGGAGCTTATCATACCATGCTGCTTGTTCAAACATAAAATTATAAAGTTTTTGTATTTACTCTCATAACAAATTCTCTCCTCGCTTCCACGTTTCCTTTCGCCATTAGTTTCAGCAAAGGAACTTTTTTCATTCTTTTGAAAGGTCGGTTAGCTGCGTTAATTAACCTTGCTTCTCTCACTCCTAAATTACAACGCTGAGGATTGCCGCTGGGATAGAACTTGCCGCATATATTCGTTGATAATAAAGGACAGTACCAATTACCATGAAACCCAGTGATTTCAAATTTAGTATTGCCCCACACACTATCTTCTGAATCCTTGACAATATCTCCTCGCTTAAAGTAGCTCCATACTTGTGGATTATCATTATCTATTGGCATAGTGTAACATTTTACTTAATAACTATGGGAGAAAAATGAAAGGGAACCAAGTTTCACAACTCAATTCCCTCTCCAGTCGCAGTACACCTCCCCACGTTAAAACCTTAATGCTAATACCTGACGTGGTGAAAGTTCAAATTGTTTCTCATCCTTGAGAGTTTTCAAAATCTCACACGCTTTAATATCAACCTTGATATTGCAGATAGCTCGTACAATATCGTTGTACGCTCTACGGCAGTTTGCTTGTTCCTGATTTTCGGGCACGTTACCTTTCTTGTCCTCTGCGTCCGAAGCCGAAAGTGAACTCATCATCTTTCCTCCGTCATTGCTTGGAACATAGGTTTCTTCCCAATCGTAGATTTTGTAACCGCAGTCCATCTTGATACCGTCCGTCCACCACTTGTCTGGGTCTTTGGTTGGAGCTGTTCCGCAGTTCTTCAACTCCTTCTCGGCTTCAGCTTCTTTTACAGCCAAATCTGCCGTCATAGCAGGCAGCAGAACGGTGTCCACTTGGTCTTTAATCTCCTTACCAGTCTTAGACACTTTGATGTCTCCCTGATAGGATAAAGCATCCATTACATCGGACTTCTCCATGTCCGCTTCTGCGGCAGCTTTCTCAAATGGATTTTCCTCCGATACTTCTTCACCTTTGCGGATAGCATCGTCATCCGCTGTTACTTCTTGGAAGTTTGAGAAACTTCCCATGATGCGTCCTCGCTGAGCAGCTCTCGCTCCTTGAATTGCTTTGCTAATTTCGTCCATGATTACTCCTTGATATATTTGTTATACAAAACATGAGCAATCCAGCCGACAACGACACCGATTGCTAAACTCACAACGTTTGAGATTGATACCCAAACAGGAGTGTAGTGCATATACACCAACGCTCCGATAACTACGGCTACAATAATTGCAACCCAAATGATTGTTTTCTTTTTCATATCTATCAATGTTTATTTGATTGCCATACCATAAAAATCTTCTAACGTGTATGCTTTACTATAACTGTATTTATTCTTTTGGTCGTTTACATCGTCAAGCATATTTTCAAGAAGGCTCTTGCCGTTCTTCGTCTGATAATCGGTATTGTTATATACAGACAAGTTCAACCACGTCATCTTCAGATTGAATAAAACTTGTCCCAACACTTCCTCCTCTTTCATTTTCGTAAACTCGGAGAAACGTTTGGCAATCCATTGAGCCATTGGTACAAGGTCAATATCCTTCGGCTCGTTATAAGGAGAAATTGATTCAATGAACTTCTCAAAGGCTTTTGGCCCAAACCCTGCTTTGAGCTTCGGAATGTTATCAGAAGTGTCTCCCATAATGACCTTATATAACAAAACCTCAAATGGCTTCGTAGGTATGACCTGAACATCGGTTTCAAGATACTCGTTCCAAAATACTTCCTTCTCTGGGATACAATACATCTTCAAGTTCTTTGAGTTATTGTTGAACAAGGAAACGTTTTTGTTCATGATTTGTCGAATATCGGAATCACCAGTGATTATCACCAACTCCTCGTCCAAACAATATCCGAAGTATAACCCCCATACGTACAGAAGGTCATCCCCCTCTGCTCCCATGACCCTACTGACGATGAGTCCTTTTCTCCGAAGAAGAGCCTCAAACATATCTAATACGGTCAGGAAATGCTTGTAAAATGGGTCTCTGACCCTCGTAAGAGCGTACTTGTAATCATCGTAGATACTGTAACGCCATGAAGAGCTATCTATCACAAATGCTACTCGTGTTATATCCTTAAACTTTCGCACCGTATGACATAAGTCAATGATACATTTACGAAGCAAGACTTGCTGTTTTTCTGGGTCTTGTAAAACTTCGTTCATATCCTGACCCTTGTAATAAGTTGAGAATATTGAGAAGTTGCGATGGAATAAATAATTTCCGTCAAATAATATATTCATATCTTTTTCAATTTAGTTCTACCGTAATTAAACCCTGCTGGCAAAGTTTCTCCCTTATTCAACCTTTTGTTTACAACTCCGTTATTTATCCAATCATATCTTACTCCATACAATGGATGTTTAGAGCCTGTGAAGTCAGCATGGTTCTTTGATATCTTTATTCTCGTTTCAATAGAAAACTTCTTGCCTCTTCTCTCATTCGATAATTTCTCAGCTCCTCCGTTTCTCATATATTCAGACACAGCCTTTGAAACTCTCTTTCTCCTTTGTTCTGCATCTTTCCAAGACTTCTTAGCAGCAATGGATATATTTCGCTTACCTTCTTCTGACCTTTTCGCTCCTCTCCTTCCTCGTAATTGCTTAGTAACTTTCGCTGCAATTATTGGGTCTTTCATCGGACTTCCTGAACCGAAGTTGTTAGCAGTTCCCCATAGTATGTTACATCCTCCTACCTCGTATGAATAATGAGACTTTTCACGCTTGATGAAATACTCTTCCATTCTGTCAAGAGCCTTCTGAGAACAATTCTCTGAATAAAACAAGACTTCTCGTTTGATAAGTTTACGCCAGCAGATTGGGAACTTTCTTTTGAGTCCTTTACAAAATCTTTCCCAAGTCTTACCGCTACCATCATATACAAAACAATCATTTCTCAAAAATTGTTCTTTTGAAATATCCCGCATAAATTGTCCTACATAGAACGGCTTATGACCGAAATATCTCAAACTGCTCATTATAGTGAATTTGTAAATTATTCCCGACATATTAAACTACCTTTTTCATAAGACTTAATACTTGCGTAAAATAACTATGGGAGCCATCCCGAAGGACAACCCCCATAATCACAATCAAAGTCATATGGTTTATTTAAGCAATTTCACTCCATCAGCTTGACTCTTCGCTCCCGCACTTACTTGTTTATGAATCTCCGTGTTCTTGCCGTCTATGAACCCGAAGAATCTGGCTGAATCAAAGTTCTTTCTTCTTGCTTTGCCTCTTTTTACCTTGTATTTGTTTTCAATATACTCGGTAACGGCTGCATCATTACGAACCACCAAAGCGGTAACTTTCGCTCTAAATTCGGCATTCTTCGCTTTTTCTCGGTCGCTCTCTTCTTTCAGCTTAGCATCCAGCCCAGCTGCACAGCCCATCAAGTAACTTCTCTGATACTTATCTATACTGATAGGCTTCATAGCGTACTCCATGGTTTTCTTGTACTCCTTGAATCTAATTTTGGAGAACGATACGAAACGTTCAGCAAGCATAGAACGCAACCACTTAACAGTTTCAATGTTTTCTTTCTTACCGAAAATCATCAATCTCTTGTAAGTGTTTCCTACTTGGAAACATTTACAAAAATTCCACTTGCAAAGAACGTATAACAAACGGAACTCCCATTCACCTCCGATACTCTTGTAAGTGAATCCGTCCACTTTCTCTTCAAGCACGGTGTCTTTTGCTTTCTCTTCATCCGTTCCAATCTCGTCCATCGACAAATTGTACTGGGTAAGAAGTCTTTGGATTGCCGCAGCAGCTGCGTTCGCTTCTCCTTCAGAGTTGATTTTCTTTGCACCTTCGTAAAGGTTTTGTAACTTTCTCAGCTTCTTTAATACGCTGTCTAAATTCTGATTTGTTGCTTCCATATTCTTTGAAATTTACTGTTTGATTTACAATCTTTATTTACAATTACACTACGAAGGTACGGAGTATTTTTGAAACGGCAAAATAAAAAGCGAAAAATCTTTGGAAAATTCTCGCTTTTTAACTTTTCACCACAATTTTAACTCTCCGCATCAGCTTTTCCGCAATCAATCCTTAGATTTTCCAAACTGATAGAACCATCCTCAATTGTTATATCCGCTTGTAACTCGCTTAACAATCTCGATACTGGTTCTGCGAAATCATCCACTTGATTCTCGGAAGAGAATACAGCCTGCTTCATCAGCCTGATAAATTCAGCTGATTGTTCCTTCGTAACCTTTAATTTCAAACCTACTACTGCCATAATACAAATTTCTTAAAACTTAGGTAGTTATATCTGTTATGCTACGAAGTCCTGAATGAAACCAAGGAAATGTTTTGCTCTTGTTATCGCTACATAGACAAGGTTTCGTTCTTGTTCCGCCATCCAAGGTACGGTCATACAATATTTCAAATACAACTTATCCTCGCATATGATGAATACTCGGTCGCTCTCCAATCCTTTCGATTTATGAATTGTGCTCAAACAAATACCATTCTTATTATCATCGGAGAAAATCATGTCTATGCGGTCAATGACTTCTTGGGAAGTTACCAAACCTTCTGATAAGACTTCGATTGCTTTCAACTTATCTTCGTAGTTCTTATACATTTCATGTTCCTTCGCTTCAGCTTCGGTGCATCCCTGCTTTGCTACCACCTTTCCGATTATCCGTGATAATTCCCTTTCAAGTCTCTCCATTACGTCCTTAATCTGCTTGCGATTGGTTTTCTTTATCATGTTAATAAGATTGGTTCCAATATCCCTTCCTTTCACATACGCTTTCACCCCTCTCCCGATATATTGCATACATAACTTAACCAACGGAGCTGAAACCCTACAAAGTATCATATCGCCATCTTTAACATCCGCCATAACGCTCTCCCGACTAACTACACCTGCTGGTGCACCTGCTCTTGCTTCTATCTGAGGCACTATCTCTTTGGCCATACCGATTATGTCTCCATCACAACGGTAACATACGGATAAAGGAAGTTTCACGGTGTGCGGAAGTCTCTTCAAAAGATTGAAACTTTCAACGTCCGCTCCAGCAAAACCGTATATTGCCTGACGTGGGTCTCCTACGGCTACAAATCTTCCATTCGGTTTCAAGCATTTCAAGAACAAGTTTCTTTGAGCAGCATTAAGGTCTTGACATTCGTCTATAAATACCCAATCATATTGGAACATCTTTATTTGCTTAACGTTCGGGAAGTATATCATGTCTGTAAAGTCTATGACTTGCGTTTCCCTTTCTCCCCAATTGATACCCTTAATAGCAATGTCAACCTCGTTATCTTCTAAATCAATATTATGTTTCCAAGCAAGCTCTTCCAATTCCTTCTCGGACTTAACCAAATTCACTCTACCAAGGTCAATGAGTTTCAAGATATTTTGCTTCCACGTATTCATCTGTTCAGGTAACAGGTCTGACTTCGGAGAAAGGGAAGAGTATTTGATACCATTATTCACCCAAGCCGTATATTTATCAACCTGAATTTGAGAGTTCAAAGCTCGCATAGTTGCCGAAGCTCCCAAACTATGTAGCGTTTTAATATCTACGTTATTGAGATTGCCTACTTTGATTTTCAGTTCCTCTACGATTGCCTTGTTAAACGCCAAAAACAATACTCGCTTGTTCTTCGGAATAAGTTTCAACGCATTCACAATCGTTGTAGATTTTCCTGAACCTGCTACTGCGTCTATAACCGCATTGCCTTTACCCTTCTCAATATAGATGTAAACGGCTCTTTGATATTTACTTGGTATAAATGCTCCCATGACTTTGTTATATTGATTATCTGGTACGAAGTTACGAACTTATTTTGTAACCGCAAAACTTTTTATAAGAAACTTTGCTAAATTTAACTTTTGTTAAAAAGAAAGGAGCGACTTTCACAAGTGGCTCCTCCCAAATCATACTTAAATGAGACAATTAAATTACACGTTCAATATCAAGTTATCCTCTTCCATCAGTTTGACAAGTTTCTCCTCCGTAGGCTTCCAACCGCAGACAAAGATTATCTTATGACCTTGAGCTTTCGCTGCTTTATGCCAAGCATTGGTAAGAGTTTTGAAACGCTTATCGTGCATATACAAATCAAAATCTGAAACGGAGACTTCCCACCAAACGTAGGTCATCGGAGCATTACCAGTCTTATAAGCATAGCAAATAACTCCTGGCCATGACTCTTCAATCTTCTTGAGAATACTTAATATAAAACTTTCAATCTTCATATCTATTTCAATTCACAGGCTCCTCCCGAACATCCTACGGCTACCATGTCGCCTGAATAGAAGTTCTCACGGTCGCTCATTATCTCGTTGAAATCTACTTCGTGGGTATCAAGATACTCTTTGATAGCATTGTACTCACTTTCAACTTCCTTAGAAGATAAACGTTGGAACGGAGCATTGTCATAAATTTGGTCTCCCATCTTCGGTAACAAGCTCACGCCAGTAAATAGATAATCGTTGGTAAACAGAACAGCTGCTACTTCGTCCCACTCATCGTCTTTTACCTCGACAGTCGCCGATATATTGTTAGCAACGGCTTTGGTATTCACGCTCCCCTTGTTTATCCAATAATGTTTTACCATACCGATAAACTTGAGATGCTCAACGGCTGATACCTCGTCTTTGAATATCATATTCGGGTCATCGGACTCAATTGGGAAACTTATCACTGCTTCATCCCCTCGTAGAACTTTCACCAACGGAGTATCTTTCAGCGCAATGAACTCTGGGCTATAAGTCTTGATGCGAACTCTACGCAAATACTTTTCAGCATGAGCTGGATGAATACCGCTACAATACAAACCAAGAATAGAAGAAGCATTGCCGCTCGGTTTAATTGTTGTACAAGTACGGCTCTTATTTATCCCGAAGATTGCTGCCCATTCCGCATTGGTTTCTGAAACTACTTTCGCACCTTCTCTTAATACCTCACCCCGAAGGATAGGATTGGCATATATGCCTGTTATGCTCACTCCAATAGCTCTATCACGCTCGGCTATTTCTCGTGAAGCAGAAGACAGATATTTGAAGTCAGTATAAAGAGCCTGAACAGTGGCTACGAACGAAGCTACACGACACGCTTCCAAAAACTCCTCTTTGGTTTTAACTCGCTCGGCATTTATCTCTACAAGATTGCAGAACGCAAAACCAGACTTGCCGTTGATAGCAGGCTCCATAACAATCTCTCCACAAGGATTGACCGTGTACTTGAAACTCTTTACGTTTACAAATCCTGGCTCTCCAAACTGACGAATGACTTGCAACTTGTCTTTCATTTCCTCGTAACCCAATGGGTCAGATAAAGTAGCAAGAATACTATTATTTGCCATAGCTCTTTGAGGATTGTCCGTCCACCAGCTTCCTGTCTTAGCTCGGAGCATCAACTCATCGTCTTTATCGAACAAGGCAATCATAGCAGAACGTCTCACCCCTCCGCTCACAACGCTGTCGGCTATATAACAAATGATGTCATGAACTTCGATACTCGTGAGCTTTCTGCCTTGAGCGACTTTCATGACTTCTTTGATATGATTATGAGCTTTTATCAAAGGCTCTGGGCCAGGTGCAAGGAACTTACCGTCAATCAACGCTCCTTCTGGTCGGATAGCGTCAAAGACTATATCAGCGGACTTGCCTTCAAATAGAGCCGTCATAAGCTCTCGAATTGAATCAGCCCAGCCTTCGATACTATCTTCAACAAAAAATTGAGGTCTTTGGTCTCCGTTATACGGCTTGACTATTGGCAGCTTGTCAATATACTCTTTATGTAAGGAATAACCGACACCGCAACCGCAAAGAAGCAAATACATGATTTCGCTGAATACTTCTACGCGGTCAACGTAGGTAGAACAGCAATTGTATAACTTGGCTTCATGCTTCAATATTCCACTCGTTACCAAAGGAGAAGCGAACTGACGTCCACGCTGGGAAGATAAAATTTTCTTATCAACTTCCAAACGCTTTGCTTCTTCTATCATAGCAACCGTTTCTTCACCAAGCAGACCTAACTGTTTCAACTTGACCTTGTGCATCTCGTAGATACGGTCAATAGTTTCATCCCAGTGTTCAAGTCGTCCATCCTCTCGTCTTTGAGAGTATTTGGACAAGAACACGTAGTCTGCTAACAAATCAATACCGTTACATTTCATTTTGTTAATCATTCTTTAATTGTTCTTTTAATAGTTTCAGATGAACTACCTCATCCGCTACTAATTTAGCAAGCAGTTGAAGAGCTATCTTGATTGTCTCCGTTTCTTGTAACTTCAAGAGCTTCTTTTGCAAGTTCTCATAGAAGTCAATTGTTTTCTCCTCCGCACCTATTGCTATTTCAATAGCTTCTTTTGCGGTCTTTCCTACGGTAACGCCTGAGTTGTTATATCTCTGGTCAATCTTTCCTCCTATCTTTCGGATAAAGTCTGACAGCTTATCGTAGTGTTTCATCTCAGTCAGAGCAATGCCCAATAGCAGCTCACCTACGTCCTCAAACGTAGCTTCCTGAGTAGTGTACATATGAATGGCTGTAAGCTCGGAGAAGTCATTGGTACCATTGAAAATGGGATAAAACCATTCAGCCATTACCCCATCATCTTGTTTCGCCTTATCGTAACTTGGGTATTCAACATTTGGGTCAGAATAACGCATAGCATTAACAAGCCCATTAGTCAAATCGTCAAGTTGATTTTTGCTCAACGGTTTCTTGATTGCAAAATTTTTCATAATTATCCAAAACCTTTTGTTTATAATCATCGTCAGGAATACCCTTGCCGATTATGCTACTTTCCACGATTTCAAAAACTCCGTTGCTACTGTTATGCGTAAAGTAGCAACGGAGAAGTCGCTTGAATGATTAGCGAAATCAACGCCTACAACCAAACCTCCTCCGTTGCTTATCATATGGAATGAACCGTTCACGTACATCCTTATTTAGTTCCAGTATGTCCAAATCCACCTGCTCCTCGTTCCGTAGTCTCGGAGAACTCTTCAACAAACTCGAAGTCTGCCTGAACAACATTCTCTACGAATACAAACTGAGCAATACGCTCTCCCTTCTCAAAGCTCACTTCTTTGTCTCCGTGATTGATAAGAAGGATATTGCACTCACCTTGATAATCGCTATCAATAGTGCCAGGAGCATTCACGCAAGTTATACCATGTTTCATAGCAAGTCCGCTTCTCGGTCTTACTTGAACTTCCATGTCTTCGGGCAATTGCATATAAATACCCGTGTGAATCATCTTGCGTTCGTTCGGCTGAATAGTGAAAGTTTCATTCGCTCTCACATCGGCTCCTGAACTTCTCGGAGTAGCATAGACAGGAGCTTCACCCCCATCCTTCAAAATCATCTTGACTTTTCTTTGTTTCATGTCCAAATCTTCTTTATTGTTATTAAATCTAAAACAGTTTACAATTTGTTGCTTTTCAGCATCCCAATTTCCCCAACGCTTAGTTTGGGAATATCCCAAGACAGTTCTTCTCAAAGCCCATATAGCAATATAATATGCTCGCCTTTGACTGAACTCGTCCTTACAATAGACAGCTGACTTTGGTATAAAACCTTTCCTGCCCTGACCGTCAGTTACTTGATAACATTTCTCGGAGTAGTCTCCAAGATGCGTAACAATTACAGATACGCAATTACAAAACGGTTTCTTTTCACTCTCACTTTTCTTAGTCATACCAATTTGATTTACAGTTTACCCTTATAAACTCTGGGTTATAAGAAAGTATATTTGAATCCCGTGGTTATCAAGTTAGCTCCCAATTTAGCAAGCCAGAAGCTGGATGAAATATCGTCATGTTCTCCTACTGACTCAAGTCCTTTATCGGTAAAGGCTACTGAACCAAGGTCGGAGAAAATCAAATCTTTCACGTCTTGTGAATACTTATCTCCAGTTGGTATATGTATCTTACCTCGCTCAAAATCAATAGCCAAACCTGGCCATCCTGTCTTCAAGTCGTACTTATCTATTCCAGTGGTATGTCCTATAACTGGCAATCCCTGCTTATCGCTTTCCTGAACGAATATCTGTTGGAATGTGTTTTGCTCCATCACCATGCTATCAGGTCTGAATCTTGCGTTAATTCCCTTCAATATTTGCATCTGTTCGTGGAAGGTCTTGCCCTTGTCTCGGTAGAAGTTCAGCAACCAACGCTCTCCTGTTTCGTCATCAACGCCCCAAGTTGTGAATACAGTGTAGTCGCTTCCTACGTTAGCTGATATTGCGAAGTCACAACCTGTAACTACCTTGTTAAACTTAATCGGGAAGTCATCACGATTGCGTACCAACGTGTAGTTCTCCATACGTACCAAAGAACGCTCCAAAACTTTCAATGGGAAAATAGAAGCCTCATTGGTAATAGGTCGGCATAAGTTCTCACGGCTGAAGATGATGTTACCTTGCGTTGCTTTCTTGTCCATCAAATCGAAGAAGCTCCAACGCTGTGGCCACAAGATACGTCCGTCAGGAAATATAGCAGGATATTCGATTACAAACCAACCCTTCTTATTATGTGTAGCAAATATGCTCTTGCTTCTCAAGTCTCCGTATAAGTCCGAAGCGTGGAACGGAGTACCAACGACAATGATTTGTCCTCCTGGCACGAGCATATTCATAATAACAGCGTGGAAATAGTCTATACTTTTCTGCCTTTGTAGGGCACTGTATATGACGTTATCTTTCAGTCCATCATCTACTACTATCCAGTATGGGTGAGCACCACGTACTGATGACCCAAATCCCTTACACGTCAACCTCGCTCCGTTCCTACATACTATGTTCGTACTCGCCCACGCTCCGCTATTTCTTGAATCAGGATACAGTCTGTCTTTGAGAATATCATTGCTCTCAATTGTTCCTTTCAAAATCTCCATAAGGTCAACGGACTGCTGGAGTGAGAAGCTAAACAAATACCCACGATTGGAATTGCTCTTCGTAGGTCGGGCAGAGAATACACTTGATTTTGGTTTTGCGTAAGAATAGAGCTTCCACGCACAATAGGCATTTGAGAAGTAATACGATTTACCGTGGTCACGGGCAGCGTTGATACATAACTTATTGTATCGGTGTACCAAATCTCCCCATTCCAAATGATGCCAAGACAATTGGAAGTCGGGCATTACCGAAGTAATAAAGTAAGTAAGGTTGCGTGTACGCAATGTTTCTTCGATTGACTGTGAAAGTCTCTCGGTATATTTCGGAGCGAAGTCAATATTTGGGTCTCCAGTGTACATAACCTGATAAGTGTCTTTCATCAAGTTATCTAATACCCAATCCAAGTCTCCTCCTGAACCTTGCATGAGCTCCAATATTCCCTTATCGTCCATGCCGTCAATTATCTCATCTACTATATTGAGACATTCCAATTGATGCATCGGAGACTGTAACAAGGTTACAGGAGCTTTCGCAATTATGTCTGGTACTGTTGCTATCATATCAATCCTCTTTATACGACAAAAGCTAACAAGGCTTTTACACCCTGTTAGCTCTCAAACTCTTTTATGTCCGTTTTTGGTTAATACTCGATTGTCTCGTCAACGGCTCTTTGTAATTCTTTATACAGTTCATCTTTTTGCTCTTTCGTCAATTCAGTATCGGCTTCGATTGATGCCTTGTAACGGAGAATGTCGTTGTTCATCGCCTTACACATCGCAAGAACTTCTGTCTTGATAGTATCGTGACATTTATTCTTGCTGAAGTTGAGAACAAACTCGTGCGTTCCTTTCGTGAAACGTAACATTCCGAAGGCTCGGAGTAACTGAAAGACTTGGTCAGCTTTATTATGAGTCAGGTTGGTCGCCTTAACAACCTCCGTTCTCGTGAATACTCTTTGCTCTGCATTCTCAATCGGCTGACCGTGCGTAAGTATCATCCATAACTTTACGCATTGGTCTTCAGCATGTAAACGATTGGAAGTGTCATTCAGGAAGTCTCCCAAACTTCTCTCTTCTTTTCCTTCACGGTCTCTGACGCTCAGATAGTCGTGAATTACTCGGTCTTCAAGAATTACAACCTCAATACCTTTCTCCTTTGCGGCTTCAATAGCTTTCTTTGATACCTCAGGCTGAAGGCAAGCCATAATCAGAACGGATTGTTCAGCAGGCAGCTTCGTAGGTTTTGCTTGGAACTCCTCAGGAGCCTTCTGCTCAGCATTTGTTTCTTTCGGAGCTTCCTCAACTTTCTTCCTTGTTCTGGGCTTGTAAGTTCCTGCTGCCTTAGCAGCTTCAATCTCTTCTTTTGTTCTCCGTTTACGTTTCGGAGTTTCATTTGTTTCAGACATACGATTTTAATTTACATTTATTGATACTATAACTGTTTATTCTGAATAAGAACTGAGCAATCATTGCTATTAAGTAGATAGTTCAACGCACTCTACACTACCATTTTTGTTACGACTTCTCACAACCAGTTTTGCTCCGTTGTTCTTATAAACTTTGGGAAGTTACTTTGCTCCACATTTGAACTCAAAGAACTCATCACCCTTCGCTCTGCCCTGAGTAGCTTCTGCCGCTCCTTCTCCTTTCTTCGCTCGGAGTTTACGCATATACCACCGTAGAAGGTCGACTGTCGCTTCTACGTCATTCATAGCACCGTGAGCATCTGTAAGTCGTATCTTTGCCCTCTCGCAAGAAGCTCCCAAGTTGATTTTCTCGTCTCCGTTAATTCCCCACGCTAATTTAGCAAGCGGAAAGGTATCAATGATATTCGGATACATCCAAAACTCGACATCATCCTTCTTCTGAAGAGAAAGAGCGTAATTCAAAAACCGAATATCAAAAGGAACATTATGACCTACTGGTACAAGCCGTCCCATTTCCTTCTTCTTGGACTTCGCTCTATGAGTTTCCCAGAACTCCGTAGCGGTTGAAATAAACTCCTTAATACTCATGCCCTTGTTTATATCGGACATACTCACCATAGTTCTATCCAACGCATCTTGTTCGATAACTAAATCAGCATAAGGCTTAACGAATGTTTCCCAACGGTCTATCTCTTTCAAAGTAGAGCCGTCAAGAACAACCGCAGCATATTGGGTTATTGGATTTTTATCCTCATATAACCCACCTGTTTCGCAGTCGAATACTATGTAATTACTCTTTATCATATCTTGTTATTAAATGTTGAAACCGTGTGACTTAATTATTAACCTTGCCGCACGGTTTCTATATAGACAATCAAAGAATTTTATTTGCCCTCATCTTCCTTCGGAGCTTCGTGATGTCCTTCAGTGCCTTCGGGTGCTTGCTCTTCGTTCTTCTCCTCCTTCTCGGTATCTTCGCCTTCAGTCGGCTTTGAATCACTGCCCTCGGCATCCTCTTCTTTGTCGTGACCAAATATCATAGCGAAGATAATACATCCTTCACGAGCATCGCATGTTTCGCACTTCTCACGGTCAATCTCCATACCTTCGTTGAGTTCCATATCAACTTCCAATTTGCCGTCTTTCTCCTCAACGTGTACGGCTCTGCCGAAAGGTCTGAGTGGTTCAGCAATCTCTTCAAGCGTTCTTTCGCTTCTACCTTTCCGATAGCATTTGTTGAACTCTTGGCGGGCAACATGTCTTGTTACTTCCTCGCTTGCCTTTGCTGCTTCGTTGATAATTCCTTCAACAATTTCGACAAGTTCTTTCTCGGAGTATTTTCTGCCTTTCGGTACAATCAACCCCTCAGTTCTGTTCATCACCATCTGTACTGCGGCAGCACCATCTACATTTCCCCTTCTCCTGTAGGTATGATTAGAGAACCAAAGAGCGTTCCAAATCATAACTCGTTCTTGCTTCGTGAGCAATAAGCTCAAAATAAATCTTTTCAAACGTTTCATACTACTTCTTTTTTATTGTTGTTAATAAATCAAATGATTCCCATCCTTGTGTATATTTCAGCGTCCATTTGCCTTCTTCATCTTTACGATATATAACAACGTATCTTTTGCGGAACTGTTCAGGAGTTGAACCAACGCTGGGGTGAGATACTTGTTCTTCAAACGGAGCGACTTTCACAATTTCACCTTTCTCGTAAGGTTTCAGCAAATACTTATTCCAAGGCTTGCTCGGAGCTTCGGCATTCACTACAAGAAACTTTGGTAACTTTTCTTTCGTTGTTATTGCTTTCATTACATTCTACTTTTGTTAAATTGTAATTACAAACTTTGGGAGAAAAAGAAACAGAGAAAAGCAAACATTATTCGCCAATCTCCGTTCTCTCGTCATTCGGGTATTCGCTTACTTTTTAGCTTTCTTTGCTGCTTTGGGCTGAATAACCTTCTTGATAGTTGTTGTCGGTGTGAACTTCAACGTATGACTCTCAGGCACATCCATCGGTTTCTTGGTCAACGGATTGATGCCCTTGCGAGCAGGGTTGACCTTCTGTTTGAACTTACCAAGCGTAGGCAGGTTCACTTCGTCACCATCCTCAACGCAAGCCTTTACGATTACAGGACACATTGCGTCGATTACTTTGTTCACGTCTGTCTGGGTCATCCCAGTTTCCTTAGCCACTGCGGCTACCAATTCATACTTTTTCATTTTTCTTTACAATTAAATTTAACAAAATGTAACGGTACTATAACTGTTTACTTACACTTCAATAACGTTGAGACCTTCTAATTTCAGGAGTTCCATCAGTCTGTCCCATTTTCGGTCTCTGACTTCCTCCTTGATATACCACATAGATAAGTCCGTTTTGTTGATAAACTGTCCTGGATTGAGTCCTTTGTTTATCGTGATACCGAACTCCCAGTGAGCGGTCGGTTTCTCTACAAATCGCATATCCTTCTCAATGCAGTTCAAATCGTAGGCTGATATAACAATTCCCTCCTCTCCGAAGTTAATCATTGTTTTCTTCAACCGTTTCGGCTCGTCCTCCTCAGGCTCCTCTCCAAAGTCGTCATCATCTTCCTCGTCATCGAAGTCCTTTGCCTTCTTTGTCGTGGTTTTCATCTTCTTTTGATACTTCGGCTTGCCGCTTTCTTCGGGTATTTGACTGACTCTTACTTTCATAACAATCCTTGTTCTCTAAATTCTTTCAATACATTGTTTTGTGCCCTGATGAACTCCGTAGCCATCGCCCATGCTTCCGCACTTAACATCCTTAACCCTGCTCCATAAAAGTCCCAGAAGAACGTCTCAATTGCGGTTTGAACACCGTACACCTCATAACTGACATTCTCCTTTCTCAGCGGAATGAAGATATTCATGTTGTAGTCGGTTATGTGGACAATCGCTCCTCGCTCTCCTTCGTGAGCTGTTATTTCCTTGACGAAACACTTATGGTCGTACTTCCTTCCACCAAGTTCATCTACAAACCCCATGTTACGCATTTTGATGTCCGAAGCGGTTATGCCTCCTGTTCCTACAGCATTTGGGTCAGGTAGGCATTTGACTATACACTCAAGCATTAATTGCGATACAAGGTGTTTACGTCTCCCGAATGCTAAACGCCTCAAACCTTCGTTCGATTTTTCCAACGCTTCTTTGTCGGCTCGTAGGTCGTCATTGATTTTCTGATAATGCTTCCTTTCTTCGGCAAGTTCCTCCGATAGAAGCCACTGAGCAAATTTCTTAATCCAATTCATATTTACAATTTTTGATACATACTGGGTAGGATAACTTTGATGGTTACCCCCTTATGAACCAAAGAAAGTAGCAAAGAAAGTTCTCAATTATTTGTTATGTCTTTATTTCTGATAAGAAAGTTTTTTTTTGCTTACGTATGTACATGTACGCTCACGCAGAATATCCCCCTAAACACCCCCTTATAGCAAAATTATTTTGGCGGTTATCTTTGGTATTGTTACGTTTCGTCAGGCAATTAAAATATGATTGCTCGTGAGTTCCGCTTTCTCCTCCGAAGTCTTTTATCACCCCGAAGGTTGGAGTTCACGAGCAACCTTGCTATGTGTTTTGTTTCACTTGCCTACTATCCACTTATCATATAATTTCCGATAAGCCTTCAGCAACTTTTCTCTTCTGTTCCTTGCGTATTGAGATTGTGTTTCAACCGTTCCATCTATCCAACAAGCGTTCTTCAATATCGCTTCTCGGTCAGCAGGTTTGTATCTCTGCACTCTGAGTAGTAAATTCAAGAAACGTTCTTGCTTCTTTACCTCCCAATCAATCTTGGCTAATATACTTTGTGCCTTCGTTGTTTCCATCTATACCAAGTGCTTTAATTCCTGCATCTACAACTACACGTAACAATGCTGAATCAATCTCTGTTTTTGCGTCCAATACAACTTTGTCCATAACCTCTTGGAAACACTTAGCAAAGAAAGGTATATTTGACTTCACTTCGGTTGTCAGCTTATCGTAGAACAATTTCAGTTCTCTTTGGTCATCCTTCGTCAAAGTCTTTTTATCAATAATCTTCTCGGCTTGTTTCCAACGCTTGTTAATATCAACCATCAGCTCCGCCATACGTTGTCTGAATTGATTATGAGTATAAGTCTTTTTACTCTCCATATCGGTACATTGCTCAATCCTTTCTCCCAAAACCTCCTCTATGGTGACGGGAACTCCTGAACCGATATTAAGCGTTGTTATAAGCTCGGAGAATTGATTTGCCGACATCTTTACTTTGAATAAAGGTTTGCGAGCATAAAACCAATCATTTGATAGTTCTCGGTTCATTTCTCCTTCTGAAAGAGTGAGCTCAATGAAGTTATCAGATTGTATTTCACTACCAAACAAATATCCCGATTTTCCGTGAATACGGCTTAAACTTAACATTCCAAATGATGGATGTTCATATTTCTTTTCTTCCTTTTTCATATCAACCACAAATTACATAGTTCAGGAAACTTACAACACCGCTCCACCAATCTAATATCGGGAACATTACAAACCTTATAAATAGGATAGCCAATGTACCGTAGGTGAATAATCTCCACCACTTCCGATATTTAGGTTTCAAAACCTTATTGCCAAAACGTCCGTCAATTACATACAAGACACGTTTCCAAATAGGCTTTTTCTTCAGTTTCTTGATGATATTATCATAACACTCGTTATCGGAGCTTTTCAATAATACCAATAAATCTTTCTTTTCCTGTTTGTTCAAAACGATAAGTGCCATATTATTTCTTGATTTTTGAGATTATTAACGTTGCTAACAATATAACTACCAAACATACTACTCCGATAAGCGACTTGATTAAACAAGCGTTCATAAAGTTTCGGAAACTTCCCCAAACTACATCTATGTATATCCAATTAGCTACTATTGCAACTACAAGTATTATGACTGTATATGCTATTCTTGTTTTCATTTCTTTGATATGTAAATGTATCCGTTCATACCCTTGCATTGACCATCTTTACAAGTTACGAAGGTAACTGTATAAATCTCCGTTGCCGCTTCTAAACTCTTGCGTTCATCACTTACAGCCCATTCATCTATCAGCTTCACGTCCTGAGTAAGAGTACAGCCAGTAGCATATCGGCTCTCTTTTCTCGTTCCTTCTATTCCGTACCAATCGCAAAGTTGTTTAGCGTAGTTCCAAATATCGTCTCCCTTTTTAGTAGGAGCACCGAAGTCGCAAGCATCATTGTAAATTCTTTTACTTGCTCTTTCGATAGCTTCAATAGCTTTGTAACCTTCTCTATAAATTGCCATAACTTCTATTGTTTAATTGTTTTCTGTTAGCGAAGGTAGAAACTATTTCGCAAACGGCAAAATAAAAAAGGAAGAAATTTTGGTAAACTTCCTCCTTTTAACTATTTTGCCCAAAGATTTAACGTTTTCGCCAATATCCTTTGTCGCTATCCCAATATATCTTATGATAATCTAATACCGATTGCTCATGGTCTCCTATCTCGGTATAATTCCAATCCGTTTCATCGTCTATGTCTCCAAGATAGTCGTTCAAATCAACACGGTCATCTGGTATGTAATTAACCTTCGGAGCTAATATTTCAGGCTCTATGGTACTTCGTTCCCTCCGTACCTTCGGAACAGTATCATACGACACACTTACAAGCTCATAGGTGACGTTGCGCCATATCTCCGAAGTATCTGTATCACTTACCTTCTCACGGTACGTTACTGCCTTTGGGTCGTTTCTCTTCCAGTTCCCTTCGCAGCTCCCGAATAAGAGTAAACAACCAACTGCTATTAGAGCTACAAAGAACAATATACAACCGTACCCAACTGACCTTCCTTCTTTTGGATTGTCAGGTTCATCGTAATTATCCCACTGGTTCATAATCGTGAATTTTAAGTCCGTTGATAACTTCGTAGCCGTATTTATGGCGGAGTACACCCTCAACCAGTTCTCGCTTCTCGGCTTCAACAACAAGATTTTTAACTTGTTTGATTTGTTCTTTACGGTTTTTGCTACCAAAGAACTTAACCTTGAATTTCTTCAAATTCGACATCTTCTGCTTGTTCTTTTAACAAATTTATACGTTTTTGTCCTTGTTCACTTCTTTGATTAGGTTTCGTCTGAACCCAAGCCTCATTACGCTTTCTTGCTTGTTGGTTCATGAAAAATATACCAAACAAAGCATCCGTCATATCACAGTCAGCTTCTGAGAAACTGAATTGTTTATTAAAATCAAACATCTTTCGTCATGAATTTACGCAGCAGGTAATCAATACCAAGATAAATCATACCGCTGAACGTACCGTGAATAAATAAGGATACAAGAAAGCTATACAAAGTATATTGCCCATACATACTCCAAGTGTTGTACGCTGCTCTCATTATTATGATAAGCAAGGCAAGGCATAAGATAGCGTTCCAAATCCTTGCTACTCCGTACTTCGATAATCTTTTGCTCATATTACACGATTGTTAGAAAATGCTATAACAAACTTTTTGTTTCGTAGCGTTGGACGTTTGGAAACGACATATTCACGCAACTCCTTATCGGTTGCTGGAAATATCGGATTGACTTTGTATGGCAGTTGAGCTACGAATAAACCGCCTAACATTATATCAAGATAAACTATTTTCATCACTTCACCTCCCCAGTCTTACAAATTAGTACATCACCAACAATGTAATCATTGTATCCGTTCTTTCTCACCAAGTCCGTAGCTCTTTCATTGTAGGGCAAATTCATTAGTTTGCCTTCTTCGTTACAAATAAGCAAGCTGCCGTCTGTAAAATTCAAGCACTCAATGTAACCTCCTACGATTGCCGAAAGCTCTTCAAGCTGAAAGTCCGTTCCATTCTTCGGCTCTACGTTTTCCACGTCACCGTTTGTTCGATAAATCTTTGCCATAGTTTTCTAAAAATTTTTGTTCATATATACCTCCGTAAACCTTGCTTTCAAACAAATACGGCAAAATCTCGCTTTCATCATATTCTCCCAAAGCAATGTATTCTTCTTCGGCTGGATTGCACTCCAACGCTATCTCCATAGTAATATCAATGTACTTATCTCCGACTTTATTCCAAGCATGCTCCGTGCTTATCGTATGAGCCACAGTAAACTTACCCTCAACGTATTTGACACGGTCAGGAAACATAGTACAAAGCAGCGTAGCATTCTTGAAACAGAGTTTCGGCTCAGGTCTGATTTGAGTCTTTATGAGCTTGATTGTTTCTTCGTCAAATACTTCCGACAAAGGAGCTATCCGAATAGGAGTTGCGTCAGCTAACATTCTATCATAGTATGCCTTTTGCTTACCAAACATCTTCTCTGATAACCAGCGCAACTCCTTGATGATTTTGTTTTCCGTTACTTCCATGGCTCGTACCAATATGCTAATTGTTTTTCAACAAAGTCCGTTGGGGCAACATGTCCGCTTTCATCTTTGCTTTGAAAATTCTCTTTGATATAGTCTTTGGTCTGTTGCTTCATTTCTTCTACGTCAAACTCTTCTTGGTCAATAATCTCTCTTAGGTCTGTACGGTCAAAGCGGTCACAACCCAAAACTATCTCCAAAGCTACGTCAATAGCCAATTCCTTTTGCTTTGCTTCTTTTGTCTTCATATACGATTTAATTTACAATTGTTGAACTTACATTCCTTAATTCTATCACTTTTCATTTTTGTCCTCTTTAATCAATCCCATCGGGACATAGTCTATGCCATAACGCTTCAACATAGCCTCAACGGATGCCCAATTACATGCTTTGTTATCACCTTCAGCATTCTGAAAGAACTTCTTATCAGCCGTTATCCGATAACCCTTGTTGATGAGCTTGAACGCTTCTTTCTGAGCTTCCGACATTTTGCTTTTGGTGCTTGTAGGTTTGGTAGGCAAAGCAACCCACTCGTCAATTGTATAAATAGGTTTCTCTGCTTTCTTCGAAACTTCCTGCTTTGCTTCCTTGCCCTTAGCAGCCTTCTTATCGGCTGCTTTGGACTTCGGCTGCTTATTCTCCTTTTTGTCCGCCATATCGGTACGCTGACCCTGCTTCTTATCTTTCGGATTGGTACGCCAATCAAACTTTCCTGGCGCATACTCCGTCCATACCCATGTCGGGTGCTTCGGATGAACGTCACCCACTTTGCGGGCAGTTTTAGCGGTCTTTTCTTTCGGCTGTTTCTCCTTATCGGTTTTCTTAGCTTCAGCCTTGCTCGCTGTCTTCTTTGTTTTGGGCTGAGCAGGCTCCTTCGCTTTCATATCTACGATTTCAAAAACCTTCTCTGTCTCAATTTCTGAGAAGTAAACAGTTGTACCATCAACGTTGACCGCCAACTCACCTTCTTCATCAAATACATCGCAAGGCTCGCTGCCTTCGGTGCTCAAATCCTTAACAAAGTCACCTGCTTTGATTTCCTTGCCGTTCACGTCTTTGTAAACCTTCGGTACTTCCAATTCCTCAACTGCCTTCTTGCAAGCATTCTTGGCATCTATGAAGTTCTGAAGACGGCTGGAAAGAACTTCTTTGACAATATCATTATTCACATCTTCGCTCTTTATTTTGAGCAACTGTGATTCATCGTCCCAGTTAGCCAAGATATACTTCGCCAGCTCCTTCGCTTCCTTTACGGCAGGTCTTTTCTTTGAGCTGATGCTTGCAAGTCTAACACCGATTATTTCATTCAATTTAACAATTCTGTTGTCCACTACTGGTGATTCAAAATTCTTATCTTCCATATTGTCTTGATTTTTGTTTGTTACTTCTTGATTAACTTTGTCGCTTTCTTCCACTTCATGAAGTCCAGCTTCTGTTACTACCCCGTCAAAATAGCTTTCGCCATTAGCGGTCAACAGCATTCCTTTCTTAGCAAGACTTCCTGCTGTTGCTGAGATACTACGAATGTTCTTGCCCATTTCTTTTGCTACGTCTGCGAGAATGAACTCAACTCCGTTATCTCCTACTTGTTTAGCATTTGCTACTATTGCTACCAATACGCTCTTTTCGTTGTTTGTAAGTTTTATAGTTTCCATATGTTCAATTTTTATTGTTATTTACAAATTAGTACATTCTACTGGATATTGACAACAAATCTCTCATTTCATCAACATTAGAAACAAAATCAACTTCGTCCCAAAGTTTTGTTCCTCTGACAAATCTCCTGAGAGTTCCATTAACTTTTTCGCTTAACTTAACGTCAAACAAAGCAATCTTGGAAATTACGATAGTTTTACCTGATGGTGATGTCACTTTTAGACATGCTTTTTCCAAACTATCCATCCATCTGTTTTCTACTTTTAATGTAACTTCTTTCGTTGCCATATCTTTGTTGTTTTTTAATCGTTATTGTTTTAATTACACTACGAAGGTACGGACTTTTTGCGAAACGGCAAAATTTTTTACCAATTATTTTTGGGAAAAGTTTAATTTTGGGCAATATTTAACTTTTGTTTAGCAAAATGAACATAAAAGACAATAAAAAAGCTCCGAACTTCACAGTCCAGAGCTTAATAGATTTTATTAACTTTTCAAAATAATTATGTAATGATTACAAGCATTCGCATTTCTTCTTCGGCAAGCTCTTTCGATTTATCGTGCTACTTATACCCTGAGTCTGTTCCTTGTTCTTGCTCCGTGTTACAAAATCGCCTTTCGCCCTCTGTTGTCCTCGCTTGGGCACGGATAATCATTACACTATAATAAACCTTGATTTATTTACTCCCTCGTTTCTTTAACCAATTGTCCATTGCCTCCCCAAACAACTTATCCTTTACATATAAGAACTCGTCAAACAAAGAAGCTGCCTGAGTACGGTCATATAGCTTCGGGTCAGCAAGACATTCCTTCAACGTCTTATATTTCGCAAACTCTTCCCTACTATCTACTTCAGGAATGTTGTATTGTATAAACTTTTGTATGTCCATAACTTTAACTGTTTAATAGATTATCATATTGCTTGTTTAACTCCCAAGCTGTTATTTGTAAGTCCTCTATTGACAAAGCTCCGTTACTGAATTGCTCCTCAAGTCTCCTTGCTTTATATTGAACGTACCAATTCAAATCTACAAACATAACGGACTTAGCAAGCCAACGCCCTTGGTCGTTTTCGATATACTGATAAATGAGTTGACATATCTTTACTTTCTCCAACGGTACTACGATACTAACAGCGTAGCCAAGCTCAAGGAAGTTGTTTGCTATCTTATCATCCCATTTATCTATCCGTGAGAAGTAATGTTTGTAGAATGGTTTAACGGTACACATCATTTACATGCCTTTTACAATGATTTATTTCTTCGTCTTTATCTCTTTACCATACGGCTTATCTTTATTCTTGCGTTGCCCAGCCTTCGTCTTGCTCGGTGGTATCTTGTCTTTACCTCGTCCGTTCGTACTACGGTCTATTGGAGTTTCATCCTCCGCAACAGGTCTTTTCCTTTCGGCTTCTGCGTCCCATCCTGCCTGACGTGCTTCCATATCTTGCTTTTGCTTGCGTATCTTAGACAAGAACAAGTCTTTGACATTTGTAGCTGAGGAGTGTTCCGCTTCGGTAACATCTTCTGCCTTGACATCCATTACCTCTCGTCCAGCGGTACGCTCTATCATAGCAAAGTCATAAGCTGAGTTGGAAGGATAACTCATTTCAGCATTCTCGTCATAGTCTCCCGATATATCGACAAACTTCGCATAGTAGCTATTATGTAAACCAGCAATCAATTTCTTTGGGTCATAGTTCATTCTTGCCGCTACACGCCCCAAGATAATCTCTTTGAGGTTTATTGTACGCAATATCTCTTTCTGAATATGATTTTGTATTGTTACTTCGATATTGACATCCAATACTCCGTTTATATTGAGAACGTCTCCTTCAGCTTCCTTGCGTATTTGCTCCAAAGTACGAAGCATTGCGTTGTAAGAGTCAATTGAATTGAGAGCAATATACTTATTCTTCATTTTAGAATACATCCAAGCAAGCTCTTCCAATCTCGGTCTTTTGTTATACAACCGTACATCTGCTACTCGGTTTCGGAACTCTTCACGCTTTCGCTCTATCTCAACGATATGCTTCTTCAGTATTCCCTTGACATCCTCCTCGTTGACAATTACTCCGTTATCTTCGCCCATTATCTTTACAACCTCCGCTACGGTAAACATACGCCCAAGCAGCTCAATAATATCTTCCTCAAAAGGGGATAACTTATACACAGCCAACTCCTCTTTCTTCTTACCTCCATATCTTCCTGCTCTCCCAAAGGCAAGAGACTTTGCGGTGCTTATCTTTGCCCGCATCTGATTATACTTTCTCTTGAGTTCCAAGATGTCCTCTTGCTCTTTGCTACTGAGATGTTCTATATGTTTTGCCAACCTATGAGGTAGCATAGCAATGTTGATTTCATCCCCTTCTGAACTTATATAGGTAGTGTTACGAATAATAGGGTGTCTTTCCAAAGCAAGCATCTTCTTATACTCTAATGGATTAACAACATCCTCTGGGATTGTAATATGTTTCTTTTGTTCCATCTTTATTTACGATTACAATTTAATACTATACTTATAATTGCGCATCAAGACTTATCCGTTGCGTTTCGCTTTGGTTTCTTCCTTTTCTTCGTTATACGCAATCTTTCTACTCTTAACACACAAAT